CACCTCCTTGTTCAGTTTTATTTAAGGTTAGTACCTACGAGCTTTCAACTTGCCAACCGTGCACATATCTTCGTAGACTATCCACATATGTGTACCGTCAAAGGCCACTCCTGATGGATTAGGACTCACTCCTGCTGTAGATATAGTGTTAGCGTCCACTACTATTTTGCTAACAGTACTACTATACCAGTTGGTTACCCACATGCGTACGCCATCGAATGCTATTCCAATTGGTCCTTCTCCTACACTTATGGTAGCTACCACCCTATTGGTTTCTACATCTACTTTGCTAACAGTATCGTCGTACTGGTTGGTAGTCCAGATGTGAGTACCATCGAATGCTATTCCAATTGGTCCTTCTCCTACACTTATGGTAGCTACTACAGTATTCGTAGCAGAGTCCACCTTATACAACCAACCATTGTCGTGACTACATACCCATATATGTGCTCCATCGAACGCTAAGTCGTAAGGATTGTCTACATTTATCTCTGCTACCAGATCTCCAGTACGTACGTCGAACTTTTCTAATTGGTTAACACCAGAGTCGGACACCCACACATAGTATCCGTCGAGTATTATGTCTTGTGGAGTTGCAACACTAGTAGGTAGAGGTTCAACAGCGTTGGTAATTATGTCTATCTTAGTTAGGACGCCATTATCGTCGTGAACTACCCAAGTATATCGTCCATCGAATGCCATATCGCTTGGCTGGTAACCTGGAGACGAGTCTATTGCTGCTACTATCGTGTTAGTAGCAACATCCACTTTGTATATAGTGGACAAGCCGACAGATATCCAGATGTGAGTACCATCGAACGCGACATCTGACGGTGGGTCGTCCGTACCCACTGTAGCGTCACGTAGCGTTCTGCCACTAAAGGAGTATACTAGAAGAGGTACATAGCGAGCACTAGTGAGGAGAGTCGTTACTTGTGTAGACGCTCGAATAGGAGCGTTGCCTACCTCATTGAAGTTCACGAACTTGGCTATGTACGAGGGGGTACCACTACTTGTTACAACCCCTGATAACCAATCAACACTCAGTTTCCCGTCAGCACCAGTTACTGGTATCGTGTTAACATTAGGAGACGGTGAAGCGTGATATCCATCTAACATATCAGCGTTCAGTCCACTGCCAGCTCCTTGTGGTGATATTGTGGAGGGTGGCTGTGTGCCAGTGTGGTGAGCACGAGAAAGGTAGTATGTGCCATGTTGTCCATCCAACATATCAGAGTCTAGTCCACTGCCAGCTCCTTGTGGTGATATTGTAGACGGCGACTGTGTGCCAGTGTGGTTAGCACGAGAAAGGTAGTATGTGCCATGTTGTCCATCTAACATATCAGCGTTCAGTTCACTATCGTGACCTTGTGGCTGTATCATAGAAGGTGGAAACGAGGTCGGCTTGCTCGTTATGTTATTCCAATGAACTTGTGCTTGTCCACTAGTTTGTAGCTCCGTTTCGGTGTAGTATCTGTCATCGTGCTCGTGTGTAGAGGGAGGAAACGAGGTCGGCTTGCTCGTTATGTTATTCCAATGAACTTGTGCCTGCCCACTGGTTTGTAACTCTGTTTCCGTGTAGTATCTGTCATCATGTGTATGCGGAGCAGGAGGGAGGCCTTCAGGTACGTTCGTTATATTGTCCCAATGAACTTGTGCCTGTCCACTGGTTTGTAATTGTGTATGAGTTGCGAGATCAGGTACGTTTGTTATATTGTCCCAATGTACCTGAACTGCTCCCGGAGTCTGCAACTCGACAGCGTCGACGAGATCTGGTACGCTAATCAAATTGTCCCAATGGACGTCTGCACCAGAGTTTGGTGTTCTCAATAAAGAGAGCAAAGCCTCACTACTAGCTCCCGCCAAGTAGTAAGGCCATACTCCAGGCTTCTCTTCCAACGCGGGATCTCTCACTACTGACTGTATCAGATTGTCTGCTAACACAATGGTGGCAAGATACATGTAGAGAGGATATTCGTTAATGTATGCGTCAGGTGTTACTATACGGATAGCTACGGGCTGCTTAAAAGTATACCTAAGTGCGATATAGAATGTACCATCAGCATCCACTCTAGGCAAGACACAATCTTCACCAACTTCAATGATAATACGATCTTTTATGAGCGCTCCTTTCGTAACAGTCACACTCAGTCTATCGTCACTTACGTTACAATCGAACCCGTAAATGAGAACTCTTTGGTAAGCACCGACTATAGTCACTAGAAGTGGCTTTTCCTTCCAGGTGGAAACCCAAGCATTAGGGAAGGCTACCCTAGTCTGTAAATTGCCTATACCTAGAGGTTCATCCTTGTAATACATTCTCTACCTCTCATACGATGTTTAAATCGTGACTATCTCCATCACTATCTGTACCAACAGCTCTAGCGTTCTGAGTAATCTCCTCAACAATTCCTGCACATATCTTCAGCCAGATCTGATACCTAACAGAAGAGTCATAGGTATGATCCAATGTATAGTCTAACTCATCCAAGTGTTGTATGATTTTTGCTGCCATACTTTCTGCTGATAGAGCCATAGATTATCCTCCTTTTGTTGTATTCACATTTTGAGAGGAATCCAAATGTGGAGCTCCAACTACAATACATTTACATTTCTTAGTAACCACACCAAAGAGATCTCCGCTTCCACCATCTAAATAAATCTTTCCGTCAGCCTTCACTCTAGTCTCTCCTGTTGAGTGAACATACACTTTGCCGTCACACTCAATATGTATCTCTCCATTTGCATCATTTATGTCTACACTATGCTTGTCTGTCTTTAGGTAGACTCTTTGTTGTGTGTCATCGATCTCCAAGATTCTTTGTCCTTTGGTCCTAAGCGTAAACTTATTTTTGTTGTCGGATATACGCAAGAGATTCCCATTGGGGGTCCTCAATAGTATGTACTCTTTCTCTTGAGAACCCTCTTCAGTAGACTCAGGCATCACATTCTGCAAGAGTACAACCCCACCCATATACACAGGAAAGCGGACGTCACCATTCTCAAACATTACATACACATAGCATCCTACATCAGGTACTACATGAGATCCACAAGTGGTGCTATATCCGAAAGCACTTACCGGTCTAGCCCAGAGTTGAACCTGCGTACCGCTTAAGGAAGGTATGATGACCTTCACTCTACCGATGTTCTCTGGATCCTTATTGTCAACAACTTGCGCTCTATAGATATGTGGAAGTGGACCTATCTCGTTTGCTTCAAAAACTTCCACTATGCCCCTCCTCTTAGGAATGTGCCCACTCCTCTACCAAGCGCAAACAGATCTCGGAAGAAGGCGGGGAACACACTTGAAAGTACCACGGTGTAGATCAATTGAGGAGTGGAGACTACTAGCTTGACAGCACCCAAAGCAGTATTGAACTTTTGCAGGAGAGTCTTGTATACAAAGAACACACATGCACCACCAATCTTCAATCTTCTCAAGAATGGTCCACAGGATTTCAGTCTGCTTTCGCTCTCTCTCTGGAATATTCTCAACACACTAGTCCGCAAATCTCTCATTGTCGCATTGAACCCGTTGGCGATATCGTCTATAGATGCTTTCTCAGGATCTATTCCAAATAATTTTGCACAGTATTCTTTTTGTGCTTTGTCCTTATGTACTCCTAGAGTTTTCAGGTCTCTGGGACTTACCTTGAGCGAGAGAAAGGGTTTTATGATTCTCTCTAGGTCATCAGCTTTGGAGGGGGCCACCAACGTAGCAATCCATTCTAGGAACAACAACAAGCCTGCCCAGCACAATACATACTTTCCGATACCATGATCCCAAAGACTATCCAAACGTGAAGTAAGCTCCTCACGAATCCTACCTTTCCTCACTCTCACGAGCGATAGTATTTGTACTTCTTCTTCATCCTCCTCCTCTTGCTCTAGTAACTGTTCTCTTAAAAGAGAGCCTAAATCCTGTGGCCTCATAAAGACGTGCTCTACAGGTTTTGAAACTAATGATGTCAATGTGTAGTTTATACCTAGGAGTACTACAGTATGTACTATCTTGTAAATATGGGAAAGCTCCTCTCTGACCTCTTTCATCTCTTCAGGATTGGGGTCTGGTTCGAGAGTAGCATACTTTCCTAGTGCCGTCCTTAGTCTGCCAAAGGCTTCCTTCAGGTCACTCAACAAAGCTATATTGGCTGCTTCCAATAGCAGGTGGGAGTAAGGCATGACGTCCTCCTTAACACGATCTGAAGACGCTCACAATCGTGGACCTCAGACTTGGATCCAAGAATGCATAAAGTTTGGCTATCATTAATGGCCCACTAATGTACAACGTCCTATAGAATAGAGTTCCCATTTCTTCAAACACTTCTTTGGCGGCTCTGAAGAGAGCTTCCAACGTACATGGACGTGTTGGTTGCTGACCACACTTTGACTTAACTCTGTTTGCCAAGAATGGACTCTTCACATAAGTGGTGACAAACGAACTTACATAACCAGCAACCTTCTTCAGTATTGTGGAGATCAAAAGTGTTGGAGAGACACCTCTTTGTCCACTTAACTCCTCTAAGAACCTATGATGCTCTGCTTTGACATGTTTTGAGACTATAGCTTGCAACTCCTGAAGTTTGAAGTTAGTGAGCTTCTCCAATGTAGTCTTCAATACTAGTAGGAGCGGAGTAAAGGTAAGGTTAGGTACTTTGCTTGCTAGCACAATAGAGAAAGCTAGAGAACTCAATACAATCATTGTCACTCTTAGGATACCTAAAGTCTCCCATACTTGTTTCATATCCTTTCTAAACAACATTAACACGTCAGCTTCATGTGTCTTCAGCACGTCTATTAGAGGCTGCCCTCCGCCAAGAGCTTTCACTTTTGCTACCTCTTTCTGTATGCACAAATAGGGACTCAGACCGCCACCAACTGCAAAAGGTACTCCAGGTTTGTGTTGTACTAGTTCTTGCAGAACTTGCGCCAACAATGCTGTAACCCACAAACCTACGATAGTGGTCTCCACTAACGAAGATTCACTTTGTATGGAACCTAGTTTTTGAACCAGCCTTCGACATTCGTACCTAACAGCTCCTCCTAATTGAAACACTCTCTCTGTAAGCGGACTAAAAGACGCTTCCTGTTCTAAAAGCAAACATTTATACATTTTGTTTTTGTGCTCCTTCTAATGTTTCTCTTGGTTGTATCATTATTTTCTTGTAAACCTTTTCAGTGACCAGAACGAGTGCGTCAACCAAGGGCTGCCATACTCTGTAGCTGTATGGTTGTGCCGCAAGTGTTTGCATTGTGTCTATCAGATGGTGAAATTGAAATGGAGCACCACAAGCAAAGGACTCGCCTAGATATATTCCAATCTCATCGCACAATGTATCCAACATAAACTGCTTGAGCCTTAACTGCAGGGAATGCTTGCTCACTATAGAGAGCAACACGTATTCTTGTAGAAAGTTTAGGAGTCCTTCTGTTAGGGAGCCGTCTCTAGGGATATGCTTCAATATAGACTCCAAATGTTCAGAGGGTATCTTACGAGGTACCAAAAGGGGAGTACTAGCTTGAGGATGTACTAGTTTGGTCATCAACATCCAAGTGTAGTATCTCACTAACTCCTTACGTGGTCTAAGTTCAGTAGTCATAATTGGAATGACTGCACCTAGTACCCTAGAAGCAAATACCTCAGACAGAGCGTCAACGAAAACTTGTACACGATCGGTAGTACTACACGCTAAAAGTGTGGCATTTACTCTGTAGAGGTACTTGTCAATAGTCTTATTAGGAGGGATACATATTTGGAGAACACTGTTCTCAAATAAAGACTCCCTCAGTTGTTCTAGCCAAGTACCATCCCAACATTTACGTTCGACAATCGTTATCTCCCTTACAACACGTACAATGTGTTCTACCAAAGTAGCGTGTTTTACATTGTACGCTACCTTATCGATATCTCTAAGGATGAGATATCTTAGTGCACTAGTTTCCATTTCGTGAAATTGTTCAGGTTCTGAACGAACGTCTCGTGTAGTCTATGTTGGTTGGTTCTTGTAGCATTCGATCGTCAGCGAAAAAATAGGAGGGCTCCCTAGCCTGCTACATTGCTAAAAGTCAGTAGCAGGCTAGGGGAGTCGGTTATAATACTTCTATAACCGACTCCTCGTACGTTAGCTTAGAAGTATCCACTCGGGGTTGTATGATCCCCCTCCAAGTAGGGAAATATCTAGCTGGTGCGGAGGTGACTTCCGCCCAGCAACCACCTCCTCTACTTATTTGCTCAGCAAACAAGAACCAAGTAGGGTTGTACTCTTGAGCAGCCTTTACCAATCGCTCATACTCCAACCATCGATTCCATGATCTGTCGTTCATGTTAGTGTGTACGCTTACGAGCCAACCTCCCGTATCATCTGTGTTACACCTGATGATCCATTTTCCCTCCTTTTGGTATACTTTAGGAGGTCTCCCACATCTTATTCTTAAGTCACCTCCCCAATCACCTTCTCGCGCTCCCATCAACACGAGGGTCACATGAGGTGAGGGGCGCACTAACATCCCCTTGTTGATTTTGTAGATTCCTCTTTTCCACATACTTCCTCCTTAGCATGCCTCTACGGGGCTACACCACCAAAGGTGGCTCTTCTTTGCCTCGTAGAGGACTTACTGCTCTCTTTCGATTAAGAAATATGTGTGGTCACTCTTTGGTGTTGAACAACCGCCCACAGCCTCGGGAGGAGTAACGACACTCTTCAAATTCTGAAGACAGAACTAGAACTCTACACGCCTCACAGTTTCTGGAAGTTACCCTACTAACTGCTCCAAGGGGTTTCCTGCTACGAGGGTATACTGATATGTTGCTCGCCAACGTCTTCTTCAAGTATTACTACGTCATCTAGATCGTCTACAGGATTGTGTGCTTTCTCCAACGCATCCATCACCGCCCGGACGATTCGGCCCTCTAGTTCGTTAGTATCTCCTAGAAGTTTCTGTAACTCTTCTATCTGTTCTGCAGTCATCATCCACTCAGTGCTATAGTCTGTATCCGTGTGCATTGGGCTCTCGTACTCTACAACTGTAACTAGTAGAGCGAAGGGCTTACGATCTTCGGCTACTGTCACGTGTACCTCAGTCTCATATGTCTTCGTTACCACACAGCTTCTCAGAACAGCTTTAACTTTCATTCAACACCTCCAAGGTTGTTTCATAAAAACTCAAACAATGTCCTGAGGGACATTGAACGTAGAAATCAGCCGCAGTAGCAAATACCAAGCTTGCTCCGAAACGGAGGGGTCAATCACTCGGTCGTAAGTTTTGTTCTGTCGTCTGCGGATTTTGGGCTAGCGTAGCGCGAGAGCTACGCTTACGCTAATAGCGTTCTATGTTTCTATGATAGTTTTATTATCAAAAAAAATAAGACCCGGGCCCTCGTACTTCGGAACTTTTGTTCCTTCCAAACTAGTGGTTTCCCACTTTTTGAGGAACTATTATTTTTGTCCTTCGTACGCGGGCCCGGAGATCCCATTAGACTAGAGCCTCTTCTCTCCAAGTGAGCTTGGATGTGTCGACTCTACCATCCTCTGTTAGGAGACGAGAAGGGGCTATGTTGACCTCTAGCCAGCATCCGCCTCCCTTGGAAGTAGGTCGAGCGTAGAGCAGTATTGGTGTACCCTTTGCGCTTAGGTGCTTATACTCCTCACTTAAGTATACTGCAGACGTATACTCTGCCCAGCTGTTCCAAGTTCTGTCTCCACTATAGCTTCTGATGTCACAAGTCCATCTCTCTTCCACATCCGCAGGGGATGTTAGGTGTGCGACCACTACCCTTCCATCTCTCGTGTCTACGTCCTTTACCGATGGAGGTCCGCTTACAAGTTTACCCGCGTAGTGTTCAGGCTCTGCGTTGTCGACGAGATTTTCGCTACCATAAACGATAGCGAAGTCTACACCGACTTTGAGGAAATACTTCCCGTTCGTCAGCCTATACTTACCTGGGCCTATCATAGTAAAACCTCCAAAATTTGGTATGTTTCCTCCAAAGGAGGAAGAAATCTGTTGCTTGATAACGATCAGTGAGTAATTTGGTTTTAATCAGTTTTAAACAACGAAACTTTTCTGAGTTCTGCCTCGATTTTTAACATTTTTTGTAGATGAACGAATGTTGCAATTCTATGTATGGAGTCATAGCGTAAGCTTGTTCGTTCTGTAGCCTCTTGATGAATCTTGAGGTGTCTTCATAAGCATTGTGGCAGCATTTGGTAGAGCTTCTTCCAGTGTTCCAAACGACCGTGGACGTATAAGAACTTTCCTCTCACATATAGAGGAGCTCCTTTGAGAGACTTAAGAGGATTCCCTCTGCAGTTGAAATCTCCCTCCTTTCTTTTCTGAGTTTACGGTTCTATACTAACTCAGGGCTCAAAATACTCTCAACAACGTATGGTGGCGCCTCCTTTAGTGTCTCGAGCGTTCGTGGGTCGTAGAGGAACTTTCTCCCAATATAGAGGGGAGCTCCTTTGAGAGACTTAAGAGGGTTTTCCCTGCAGTCGAAATCTCCTCCTACATAAAGTGGAGCACCCTCTAAAGTAGTAAGTCTATTACTGAGACAGTGGAAGTTACCTTCTACATAAGTAGGGGCACCTACTAACGACGTTAGTAGATTGAATCCACAGTAAAATCCATCGCCGACATAACGAGGAGCCCCCATTAGTGAAGTAAGCTGGTTGCGCTCGCAGTCGAAGTCTCCTCTAGTATAGTGAGGAGAGCCTTTCAAAGAGGTAAGGCGGTTGTACCTACAACGAAAGTCTCCTCCCACAAAAGATGGAGCTCCTTCTAGAGTAAGGAGTCGGTTATAGCTACACAGGAAGCTTCCTCCCACATAAACAGGAGCTCCTTCGAGCGAAGTAAGTAGATTGAAGGCACAGTCAAAGTTTCCCGTAACTATACCAAATTGTACAGGTATCGTCTCTAGCCTCCGTTCCGATAGGTCTACACTCCCATTAACATCTACAGTAAGGTCCCTACGTAGGACGTAATTCGTAATGTCCATTCGTGCAAGCCATTCCTCAATATCTCTTCTTGTTTTGAGCATTATCTACGTCCCCTTTCTTTTCTGAGTTTACGATTCTATACTAACTTAGGGTTCAAGATACTTTCGATAACACACTGGGTGCTCCCTCTAATGACTCGAGCGTGCGTGGATCGTAGAGGAACTTTCTCCCAATATAGAGGGGAGCTCCTTTGAGAGACTTAAGAGGGTTTTCCCTGCAGTCGAAATCTCCTCCTACATAAAGTGGAGCTCCTTCTAGAGTAGTAAGTAGATTGTGAGTGCACCAAAAGTTTTTACCTACATAGTGTGGAGCTCCCTCGAGGGTGGTGAGCTTATTGCTAGAGCAGGTGAAGTCTCCCCTTACGAACATAGGAGCTCCTTCTAGTGAAACGAGTTGGTTATCGTGACAATAGAAATTCCCTCCTACATGGTGTGGAGCTCCCTCCAGTGTCGTAAGCTGGTTGCGTACGCAATCAAACGTATCGCCTACACAAAGTGGAGCTCCCTCTAAAGTAGTAAGTCTATTACTGAGACAGCGAAAGCTTCCCTCTACATAGTACGGCGCTCCTTTAAGCGACGTGAGTTTGTTGTAAGAACAATCGAAAGTTCCAGTGACGATGCCGAACCGTATAGGCAGCTGATCTAGTCCTTTTCCTGATAGGTCTACACGTCCTTTAACATCTACAGTAAGGTCCTTACGGATGGTGTAGTTCTTAATGTTCATCTGAGTGAGCCACTCTTCGATGGCTTTTCTATCTGTTAACATATTTTACACCTCCGTTCTGTAAGCGTTGTACTTACTTAGGATACAGAACGCTCTCGATAGCATACGAAGGTGCTCCTTCTAGTGTTTCGATCAATCGCTGGTCGTAGAGGAATTTACCTCCCACATGTTTAGGTGCATCTTTGAGAGACTTGAGTAGGTTCCCCTCGCAATTGAAGTCTCCTCCGACATAAACAGGAGCTCCCTTGAGAGACGTGAGCGTGTTGCTGTAGCAGTAGAAGTTCCCACCTACGTAGAGTGGAGCCCCCTCTAGGGAAGTGAGCTGGTTTTCAGTGCAGTAGAAGTTTCCCCCTACGAACTTGGGAGCTCCCTGCAGTGAAGTCAACTTGTTATAGGTGCAATAGAAGTGTCCTCCCACATAACGAGGAGCTCCCTCGAGGGTGGTGAGCTTGTTACTGGAGCAGGTGAAGTCTCCTTTTACGAACATAGGAGCTCCTTCTAATGAAACAAGTTGGTTATCATAGCAATAGAAATTCCCTCCTATACATAGTGGAGCTCTCCTCAGTGTCGTAAGCCGGTTGCGTGCGCAGTCGAACGTGCCGCCTACATAGTAGGGGGCACCTTCTAAGTTAGTGAGCTCGTTGTAGGAACAGCGAAAGCTTCCTTCTACATAGCGCGGCACTCCTTTAAGCGAAGTGAGTCTGTTGTAAGAGCAATCGAAAGTTCCAGCGACGATGCCGAACTGTATAGGCAGTTGATCTAGCCCTTTTCCTGATAGGTCTACATCGCCGTCAACGTTCACTACCCCAAGAACACTATCGATTGTATAATTAGTGATATCCATTCGTACGAGCCATTCCTCAATATCTTTTCTTGTTTTGAGCATTGTTGTGCACCTCCTTTCTTTCCCTTAGTTTTGTGAGTTCTATTGTTATCTAGGATTCAAAATACTTTCGATAATACACTGGGGTGCTCCCTCTAATGACTCGAGCGTGCGTGGATCGTAGAGGAACTTTCTCCCAATATAGAGGGGAGCTCCTTTGAGAGACTTAAGAGGGTTTTCCCTGCAGTCGAAATCTCCTCCTACATAGAGCGGAGCTCCTTCCAGAGAAGTGAGGCAATTGAGTCTGCAGTTGAAATCTCTTCCAACATAAAAGGGAGCTCCTTCTAGAGAAGTAAGTCGATTATGTGTACACCAGAAGCTACCCCCTACATAAGAGGGAGCCCCTTTGAGCGAAGTGAGTTTGTTGTAAAGACAATGAAAGCTACCTCCTACATAGAGCGGAGCTCCTTCCAGAGAAGTAAGTAGATTGTGATTGCACCAAAGACTACCTCCCACGTAGAAAGGAGCACCCTCGAGTGTGGTGAGTTGATTGCGTTCGCAGTCGAAGTCTCCTCTCACATATAGAGGAACACTTTTGAGCGTAGTGAGTTGATTGTGGGAACAGTCAAAATCCCCACCTATGTAGCGTGGAGCTCCTTTGAGCGTAGTGAGCTGATTGTGGCCACAATAAAAGCTGTCACCTACATAGTGTGGAGCTCCTTCTAAGGAGGTGAGTTTATTGAGCGAACACTCAAAGTCTCCCTCTACATAGTAAGGAGCTCCCTTGAGCGAGGTGAGCTGGTTTTCAGAGCAGTAGAAGTTTCCCCTCACGAACTTGGGAGCTCCTTCTAAAGAGATGAGTTGATTGTGCTCGCAGTAGAAACTCTTCCCCACATAACGTGGAGTTCCCACGAGTGTGATAAGCTTGTTGTGGCTGCAATAAAAATTGCTTCCTACATAAAGGGGAGCCCCTTCTAGAGAAGTAAGGCTATTGTTGGAACAGTCGAAACTCCCCTCTACGTATTTGGGAGCTCCTTCTAAAGAGGTGAGTTGATTGTTGTCACACAAAAAGTTTCCCCTAACAAGTAGTGGAGCTCCTTCTAGAGTAGTAAGTAGATTGAAGGCACAGTCAAAGTTTCCCATAACAAGTAGTGGAGCTCCTTCTAGAGTAGTAAGTCTATTGTGAGAACAGTCGAAGAACCCTGTGACGATACTAAATTGTATAGGTAACTGATCTAGTTCCTTTCTTGAGAGGTTTACATCACCGTAAACGTTTACTCTAAAAGTACCATTAATCGTATAATTTGTGATACCTACTTGAGTGAGCCACTCTTCGATGGCTTTTCTATCTGTTAGCATGTTCATCCTCCTCTCTTCCTCAATATTATGAGTTTTATTGCTATCTAGGGTTCAGAATACTTTCGATAACATACGGAGGTGCTTCTTCTAATGTTTCGAGAGTTTTAAATACTCGTGCGCTGTATAGGAACTTTCCTCCTATGTGCTTAGGCGCTCCCTTGAAGGACTTAAGCGGGTTTCTCCTACAGTTGAAATCTCTCCCGACGTGAGATGGAGCGTCTTCTAGTGTAATGAGTTTGTTGTGGGAGCAAACGAAATCTCTTCCTACATAAGATGGAGCTCCCTTGAGCGAGGTGAGCTGGTTGAAAGAGCAGTTGAAATCTCTCCCGACGTGAGATGGAGCGTCTTCTAGTGTAATGAGTTTATTGTGGGAGCAAACGAAATCTCCTCCTACATAAGATGGAGCTCCCACTAACGAGGTAAGCTGGTTGAAAGAGCAGTTGAAATCTCTCCCGACGTGAGATGGAGCGTCTTCTAGTGTAATGAGTTTATTGTGGGAGCAAACGAAATCTCCTCCTACATAGAGAGGAGCTCCTTTGAGAGACTTAAGAGGGTTTTCCCTGCAGTCGAAATCTCCTCCTACATAGAGAGGAGCACCCTCTAATGAAACAAGTTGGTTGCCGATGCACCAAAAATCTTTACCTACATAGAGTGGAGCCCCCTCTAGAGAAGTGAGCTGGTTTTCAGTACAGTAGAAGTGCCCACCTACGTAGATAGGAGCCCCTTCGAGCGAAGCGAGTTGATTATCGTAACAGTTGAAGTCTCCTCCGACATAAACAGGAGCTCCTTCGAGCGAAGTGAGTTGGTTGTGCAAACAGCGAAAGTCTCCTCCGACATAAACAGGAGCTCCTTCGAGCGAAGTGAGTTGGTTGTACAGACAGCGAAAGTCTCCTCCTACGTAAATAGGAGCCCCTACCAATGTAATAAGTAGGTTGGAAGAGCAAACGAAATCTCTTCCTACATAGAGAGGAGCTCCTTTGAGCGATGTCAACATGTTATGGGAACAATTGAAGTCCCCCCCGACATAAACAGGAGCTCCTTTGAGTGTGACGAGTTGATTTCCTCCGCAGTAGAAGTTGCCTCCCACATAAATAGGGGCTCCTCTGAGAGTAGTAAGACTATTGCAGGAACAGTCAAAGTTTCCCGTAACTATACCAAATTGTATAGGTATCGTCTCTAGCCTCCGTTCCGATAGGTCTACACTCCCATTAACATCCACTGTGAGTTCCTTACGGATGGTGTAGTTCTTAATGTTCATCTGTATGAGCCACTCTTCGATGGCTTTTCTATCTGTTAACATGTTTTATACCTCCTTTCTTTTTGGTTTGTAGTATAGCAGATCTGCTGTACTGTGTTCTAGTGAGTTGATGCATCTTTCTCTGAGCAAGAGAAAGGATAGTCTACACCTACTACTTCTATTTCACGATGTAAGCTACTCTTCCGAAGGGGGGTCTCCGATGATCTTTGGTTAACACCCAGAGCACCGGGTACCTAGGGGAAGTAGGAGGGTAGGTAGCATACCCATCTGTGAAGAAAATCATTGCCTTACACTGCCTCACCTCTTGGAACAGAGACGTGAAGTTGGTGCCCCCACCCCCCTTGAGTTTGATTCGGTGTACTAGTTCTCTGGGGTTTTTCACAGTGACACGTTCTTGGACGTCTGCGTCTACTGTGTAGACCCTTACTTGGAAAGTGTATGTGGCCAATAGGCGACCAACTTCAGACAGAAACATTTGTAGTTCCCGTTGAGTGATCGAACCGGAAGTATCGATAGCAATGATTAACTCATCTATCCCCCTCTCGATTAATCCAGGCAACAATATCTCCGATTGTCTCTTCTTGTCATAACTACTCCAACTTGGTTCGTCCATGCCTTGCTGTACCTCCGCTACGAACCTCCGAAGGATTCTTTGCCAAGGAATCCGTCCTCTTACTAGTTTTTGCAATAGGCGAGCGACGCCTACGGGGACCCTCCCCGCAAGACGTTGGGAGATAGCTGCCAATACGGAGGTAGCGTCATCGATACGTACGCTCTCTGTGCTATCCCTCCAACTACTACCTTGGCTTCCGCCAGAACTTTCTGAAGCCTTCTCCTTGTCTCCTCCAGTTTCCTCTCGTTCTTTTTGTCCAGACTCAGATCTTCCGCTGGGTGCTAAAACGTCTTTAACACAAGCGACGTTGTTAGCGTTCAAACATTCGCTTGCCCTCTGAGAGGCTCGCGAGCCCCATTTTTTGTAGAGGATTTCGTAGACCTCCTCTACAGTATGGTCGTGTCCCTCAGGGGCGTAGAGGAATACGTAAGGACCGTTGCTTACGCCGCTCACCCGTTCACCCCGAATCGGGTCGTAAAAGCCGCCTGGGAACGAGAAGGGGGTTTTCCGAATGAGGTCTAGTGTTATGGCATTGGTAACGACCTCTGCCGCTACCCTCCAAAGACTGGGGTCCCTTCCACTCATCTGGATTTCTGTCAGCTGCGTGGGGTGCAACATTGCATCATGGACCGCCTCGTGGATGATGCCTGTTGCTAGCTGGTTGGGAGACAGCTCCTGTACGAACTTGGGATCGTATAGGAGCAGCTCGTAGTTGGTTGCCAGAGTCCCTAGACCCTCTTGCGATATTATCTCCCACTTCAACATCAAGGCAGCGAACTCTGGAAACCAAACCATTATTTTTGACAAAGCATTTTCTATTTTCTCTACTGATACCGACATCTCCTCACCCCCTCAATAACGAAAGTAGGTGCTTATCGACTTGAGGGCTGTGCTTCCGCAGCTCTTCGACTAGGTCCATGCTGGTCTTTTTCCCTCGATCCGAGCACAGCTCCTTTAGCATAGCAGTTTTGAACTCACCAGGAAGTTGGTCGAAGAATTTGACAATATTCTTCGCCCATTTATTCAAGTATTCGACTCCTTTCCCCTTCAGGAGGGAGCATACCGCGTACATGTATGCGTATACTCTCTCTCTTGCTGTCTCCTGCGGGATCTCCCCCTTCTCTACAATTCTCGTAGGGTCGATCCCACGTAAGTGGGCTACAAATGTAAAGAACAGACCACCCGTGTACTCTCCTACTGTTCCGTAAGCGAGTGCACGTACCTCTTCACTAGACAACCTCTCAGCGTAGTTGAGACAGTCGCTGAGGATGTGCCAACTTCTTGGAGTGGGCCATGCACTTTGACCTTCTTGAGGAACCCTTACGAACTCGGTCGGATAGGCCTTCAGGAAGGCCTGCACCTCTTCCCTGATGGTCTCCCCACCCCACTCTAGCCACTCTTCTAATGAAGGTTCTAGTTCAAGCTGAACTAGTCTATTCAAAAGTGGTGAGATTATGGGATTCACTTCTGCTAAGTCTTCCTCACGATTCCCTGTGAGGATGAAATACACATCGTCGCTGAACTTGATAGGTCCTATCCTCCTATCTAGTGCCATTTGCAGTAGAGGGGCCTGTTGATATGGTTTGGCATGGGGGAGATCATCCACTAGCACAACTGCGGGACCTTTTTCAGGTATGAAACCTGTAGGGTACAGCATTACTTTCTTCATCTCGTGATTCGGTACTGCAGCTAGATAATCGATCGGCTGCACTAGTGGAGCGTCCAATAGGCACAGTTCTGCACCGAGTTCTTGAGCTATCTCTCTCCCAAGAGCAGACTTCCCTACACCAGGAGGACCAAATAGGAAGACGGTTCTTTTTGCAGAGAGGACCGTCTTTACGATCCTCTTTGCACTTTGAAAAGAGACTTTCGTTTTTAGCATTACACACCTCCAAAAATGAATGTTTTCAGAGCCAAGGCTCTACGTTCTTAGGCAGAAAGATAAATATATGTATTATACGAGATTCCCCATAAGTAATAAAGTCCTTGGGTGTCCCAAGTAGTGTAACAAAAATAGATATGAGATCGGAATTCTTGTACTCCAAGTACAAACTGACTTGGGGTGTTCCTACGTTTGATATATCGAAAGTGGCTTCCGTTAGAGCTCTACTTAGTGTTGCTTCCACTGGAAGTGTCTCCTCCTTATTGAAATCCATCTATGGATTGAACAGAGCTATTGTAACCAACATAGTGCACTCTGTAGAAGAGGAACCAAACGTAGATATTCCTTCCTCTTGGACTCCCATCTTTAAACATGTAGTATGGGAGAACTATCGAGACCCACTAGTTAATGGAGTCGCTAGTGTAGCAGATGTTAAACAGTGGATTGGTGACATAGTAACTTTTCTTGACAGCGTGAAGGAAGAAGATGCTCCATTTCTGAAGTTGGGCAACTACATTGAAGCCTCCATTTCAGCTCCTGAACAACTGAAGACATTGTGGAGAGACTTGTGTAACACACTACATTATCAAGGAGTGGATCCCAAGAAGGGATTGGCTCCTTACTTAGTAAGTCAATTTATTGAGACTCAAGCAGAGAGTATCATTAGAGGCGGAGATCTTTATCTGACTTACTATTTCTTAAGTCAATGGGTGGGGGAGGACGATACACTCGCAAGGCTTGCTGCTCCCAAACTAGAGATTATGGAGATCTTCTGGGAGTCTGCTTGGCATCCATCCAACACTTACACGCAGAGAGATATCTTATCCCAAATTTGGAAACAGTGTTTTGGGCTGGTGGAAGCATTCTTCCTACAATACAATCTGCCAGAACTTCTAGTGGGGATACCATTAGAGGCTAGTGCAAGAGTTCTGCAATCTTATCCTACTGCACATTATCCATCTCTTATGTCTGCTCTACAACATATTAGTGCTTTCATAGCAAGCAGCTACGCCACTCTCTTAGAAGCACAATGTGATGTATTCAACCAAAGTATGCCTCCTACCATAGTTTCGTTTACCGACTTGCGAGATTATTTGATCCAATCATTTTCTGTGGTTTGGAGCCCTAATGTAACTAATTTGGTACAACAAGCTATAAACAACTACACTAGTCCTAGAACTGTCTTGTCCTTCAAGCGTAGTCCTGAGAGATATTCCACACTAATGAAGGAGCTCTATATCTATATCCAAGAATATAGTGTCGTCGGTGGAGCTGATAGACTCTTCGACAGAAAGTTGTTATTCAGTATGCTGTACTCGATAGGGTCCTCTTATGTAGGTACTAATCAACAATGGAAAGAGATGATTAAGTTCTGTATTACTTGTGCTTGGTGGGATGCTAGCGACTCAGAAAAGACAAGTTTAGCTAACTCCATATTCTCCGACTATCTCCAGCCTTACCTTTCTTCTGAAACTATAACACCTTACTGGAACCCTAGTTGGACTCCTATAGTTGTCAATGTTGTCTCTAGTAGGTTGCAGAACCTTCGTCGCCGTCTTTTACCTACTGGGTTTCCACTCACGACACTTTTGGAGCACTATACAAGTTGCCTCACTTTATGGGAATCCTATAAATCGTGGCCAAGAGTGTTAGTCGACTCTTATCTAGGTACACTGTACGAGGAACTAGCTGCATCTTTAAGGGATACTCTCTCTAAACACTTAATTGGATCAGCTTCTGAGGTTGCTCGCCAAATTGTGGATACCTATCTAGGGGAGCATTCTGATGTACATCTCTCCGGACCAGACAAATTGGAACTTTATAAGATTGTATCTGTTGGAATTACCTCACGTACAGATTGGGTTACCATTATAACACCATACGTAGAAAGACCCACATTATATGCTGTTTTAAAAGCTCTCACAAATGAAGTAGAACAAGCCGCACAAGAGTACTCTCAACAATCGATAGAAGTTATTGTAAGTTCTGTACTAGATCTTTTAAGATGGTATTTGAAAGATGTAGACTTGCTTACTCCGCTCAAGAGCTATCTGGATTCGCGATTTACGTCTCTAAAGAACAAGCGCTTGATATCTCATGATGATCCTTTGGATGGAAGAGCACTTAGGGATTACATTCAAGAACTAAACAATGTTGTATCCAATGGATACGCACACTTGAACACGGTCCTAGAGCCAACGATAGAGGAAGTAGTGAACACTACTACGGTTGCGAACACGCTTCCACCTACTCTTACGATACCAGATAGAGAAAGGCTGGACTCGGATCTAGCAGAAGTTAGGACTCGAGTGAATCAGACTGTATCTTCTCCAAGCGTTGCAAGTGCAAACATCCATCCTCATCTATCATTCTACACAACGAGTACACCATGGCAGCAGTTTGGAGCATTATACAGTATGGAAGCGTGGTCGCAATCTCTCCATAATGACGTCGTGTCTACTGTAGGTAGCGTACTAGGAACACTCTCAGGCTTGACAAACGGTATAGCAGCCACCATAGGCAACATCACCTCTACAGTTAGCAACTTGTTGTCGGTTGTTACTACTCCTATTTTTGGTGCATTGAGTGCACTCCAGCAAGTTACTGCAATGTTCCAATCTATTGCTAATAGTTTGAACGCTATGGTCTCGCACCTGAACTCTCTTGCGGCTATGCCAGGATACATTGCCTCACAAATACAACAATCAATTGCAGCTATTCAGAATGCGGTCAATTCCATTCTTTCTACACCTGGGCAGGTTGCTCAAGCTGTTACTAACGTGGTAAACTCCATTCAGAACGTCCTAAATCCCGTTAGTACAGACGGAGGCTCTGAGGATCTTGTGAAGTTCGAGAAAGCAAGTGATGTGGAGATTTGCAAGGAGGGATAGGTGAGCTCATTACCAAAGAACTGGAAGGAAGTATATACCTTTATCTATAACATATGGTATGATGCAAATCCTACCGCCATACCTACTGCTTTTGAGCTTGTGGTACCTTATCCTGTGGATCCAGTAATGTTGCCTACTTATACTCCGGAAGCATTAGACACCTTCGATAGTGTTTATCAAGAACTGATGGAACCATAACTATGGGAGCTATAGCACGCAATCAGTCTACAATCCCTACACCAATAGATAGACCTCGTGTAGTGCCTCCTTGTGACACTACCTCTATAACTCCACGTACTGTTCCTACACAACTGTCTGAGGTTTCACTTCCGAAGACCACCCTTAAAGTACCCACTGTCTGGGGAGCTCCACCTGTCATTTTGTCTTCCACCTTAGTTGAGGGGCAGGATGTTGATTCCGTATTGCAGCGTTACCGTAAACTGTATATACAAGTGGGCAGATTTCGAATGAACAGTTTTTGGAACTTCACTTCTGGCGGCTTTGACGCTGTGGATGCTAGAGAGTTCTTTAACCAGAGAGTGTCTATCGTTCTGAAAAACATAAAACAGATCGCTGGCTTACCAGATAGCTTTCCTGTGGAGATAAGCGAGGGTTCTCTAAAGGAGAACTCGTTCGTCTATGTAGTAGACGTAGAGGAGTTCTCCCAAGATATAGAGGTATCTTATGAGGAGAACGCTTTTGCTCATTTAGTCCAATGGGGAAGTGCTAAGATGAGAACACTGTTGGCATATACTCCTAGGCGACAAGAAGTGAGAGGTTCTTTATTGGAACAGTTTGGAGTAACTGTGTCAAACTGGTTCACTACATTGCAAGAGAAAGCTCTTAAAAGTAAGTCTTGGGTTGCAAACGTAATTTCAGGTGGTAGAGTCGAACTTCCCACCGTTTGGGATGGTACAGCCTATAGACCTACCGTTAAGTTTTCTATTCATTTTTACGCTTCCGAACCAACAGTTGAGAAAGTTTGGGAGGACATAGTGGTACCACTTAGTGTGCTTACTACCCTTACTGCACCTATACTAATGGGAAGTGGTATTGCTCTCATGTCTCCTCCACAAGTACGTATTTTTGTGCCAGGGCTGTTCTACATGCCCGTAGGTTTTTTGCAGAGTCTAAGTATCTCGTGTCCTGAGGTTACAACGGATGACGGACTGCAGCTAGGCGTGAACGTAGTTGCTACCTTTTCGCCATTGTTTGCTACCTTTATACGTGATAGTGAGATAGGAAAGACTACTTCTGCTACTGGTGCACCATTAGCATCGGAGGTGCTCGCACCCTTAGTATCTCACAGAAGGATACTCAGTAGGGAAGCTAAAAAGGTACGAGTAGACGAACTAGAAAGAACAGGGGAGATAGTAGTGATCCCAGATCAAACAGAGGAATAACAATGATTACTAATGTAGTTCTCTCTGATAGACCTCTTTACACTCTCTACTATTACATGTTGAACTACATTGGAGATGATCTCTCCCCTCTTAGGATAGCTTGGAAGTCTATCGAAGGTTTCTGGCCTGGATTTCAATTAAGAGTACAAGAAGAGGTACCAGATAATATAGTGCTCGCACCCGATGACATAGCTATTGTAGCTAGACCACAAAGTGTAGAAATCGACGAGCGAACTAACTGGCCTTGGCGTATATATAGAACTATACCAATGTCCTCTTCTCTAGGTCTACCATTCTTCGATTCCAACGATCTGAAGATCTGGTTGCATTTCTTACGAGTACACGGGACCTTTGAGATCACTATTCAATCCCACTCCCCAGTGTTTGCTCACGACATTATCATAAATATGCTTGCTCGATGGAATAACAGGTATGTGGACATCGGGTTTTTGGAGTTTCCATTACTCGTGCCTATCAGATTGATCGAGCAAGAAAAGCCTACCTGGAGAGATATCCTACTGCAGAGTCCCAAACTCAGTCATGCATACTTGGGCATAACTGGTGAGGAGCACTATTATTTCACTCTACAATTTAAGCCCTTAGTGAAGCTCTCAAGTGCACCTAGCTATAGTATAGCTGGAGACCAGTTGTACGAGGTTTCTTTCCCATTTGAATATATGGCCTCAATCCCAGTATCTATGGTCTGGTCGGATGTAGGAAAAATATCCTATGTCTGGTATTCAGTAAAGTATGACCAGACCGCTACTTTGCCACTACTTGCGGGAGCATTAGCATTGAATGCAGACCTAGGATTTAGGCCTACAGGCTGGGCATATATTACTTCCACTCCTGCAATACTCCTCATTTGGACTCCTACTACGGAGTTAGCGTTTGCAGTTTGGGATGCTAACGAGAACCGACCTTTGGAAGCTAACATAGGTGTCAAAACGAGTGACATCTTCCCTACTAGGCTAGAAGTAACTCTGGATATACTCACTCCAGGTTATGAGGATCTCTCTTCTAAAACTGTACTTCTTTTCTGGGGACCAAAACAGTGATCGAAGGATTTTGGACTACAGAGTTTTATACATTAGAGAGTCTTCAGAGGTTTATAAGGAATTGCGAGTCTCATATTAGGACTTCACTAGAATACAGGAAGTGGGTTGCATCCACTTATGGTGTTCAAAAAATATGTGCTGTGTGTGGCGTGTCGCCTTATGAAGCTACCATAGAAGTACACCATCATCCGTTTACGCTATTCGATTTGGTCGAGGTTGCCCTCTCTAAGATGAAGAGATTGAATACTTTGGTAGTGTCTACGTTAGTATTGGGATGGCACTTCCGAGGCATAGTAGGTTGGGTTCCTCTTTGCAAGACACATCATGAAAGTGTACACAACTTAATTACACACTTACATCCTAGTGTGATCCAAGGACAATGGCAAGTTCTGATAGAAAAGTACTCTCCACCTGAAGATGTACTCACTAGAGTGTATACTAGGATCGAAAGGGGGTATACAGGATGTTAAAGAGGTATCTTGACTCTGTACTGAGATCACCGTGGCTAACTTACTACGTTTGGCCAAACATAACCGATGGAGTTATTGTATGTAGATCCCTTTGGATAGACGACCAAGTTTGGAACTCGCTTTCCCATCTGTGGATGAACTCAACTGTCGTAAGACAGAACACACGAGATTTGGACGAGTTGGCTTCCACATATCTACGGTCAGACATTAACACATCTGTGCTGTCGTTCTTCAACGGATTGTTTTCCTTATTAGAAAGACCTAGAACGGTATACATTCCTCCGATCGACGTACTACTTCCTATTGTGAGTAAGTCTATTGTTAAGGAACCCAAACGAGAGAGATTTTCTGTGCCACAGTTGGAAGACCTCGATAAGAATGTCTATATGGGTCTACCTGTAAGCAGAACTGTGAACTCTTATAGATGGATCCAAGATCAAATTGACTCTTTTTGGAGGTAAGGGATGGCAGGTTACTTCACCCTCACTGGTAGTACGTATGATAGTGCTCTTAGCGAGCTGAATGCATTTGATGGAGCTCTTCTCGCAGCAGGGGTAGGGAATACAAACCTGGTGAAAGTCTCCAGTGTACTTCCACCAGAGTTCTCGTATGTGGAACCCAAGGAGTTGAAACTCGAGTGGGGAATGCTACTACCTATTGCATACGCTGTAGTAACTTCTTCTACTCCGGGAACGTTGATTACGGCTGCTGTGGCTGTAGGCATGGAAGAATTGGGAAAAGGAGGAGTGATTGTAGAGTATTCTGCTGTAGGACAAACCAAAGACTACGCAAGAAAGAAAGTTCAAGAAATGCTCACAGAATGCTTTAGAGTGAGATCAATGACGTTGCGATATGGGTGGACCTTTGCAGTAGATCATGTAGTGGAGAACTTTGGTTGTGCTTTTGCTTGTGTCCCACTACAGCATAAGACTGACAGACTCTTAGGGGGGTGATTTTTCGGAGACTAGCTCTTGAACAAGATTCTAGTAAGAAAACTAGACAAAGGAGGTTATGTTACAATGGGTTACTCTATGACGTTAAGAGAACAAGCAGAGAATGTTACATTCCAAGACGTTCGAGTTGCTCTAGACAAAACTGCTGTTGCTTTCGATAAGGCTTTCCAAGGGCGTGCAGCACAGTTTACTAATGCTCTAAAAAGTCGAAAGTCTAGGTTCCTTTTTGCACTAGCGTTACTCATCGTTGGGATAGTGATAGACGCTCTTTTGAGGAAAGCGGTAAAGAAGAAAGCGGAAGAGGAAGACACGACAGAGGAAGAAATTGAGAGGCATTCTATTCTTGGTACTCTACGTTCTATTAATGGGGTCATAGGTGCGATAGCACTCATTTCAGTCATCATCCTAGGGGTGCAAATTCTGACGAACAGGGAGAAACAGAGCGTGTCGGAAGGACTATTCGACATGTTCGAGAAAAAGGAAAAGAAGGTAGACGACCGTGGTCTCTCACGTAGCGTAGGTGAGAAGATAGAGAACTCCTTTAACTGGATTAGAAACAAAACTGCAGACGTGCTAGAGCTGGTAGCAGAGAAGTTGAGAGTGAAGAAGAAGAAACCGACTAAGAAGATCATCGCAATAGTTCTATGTGCTACAGCAACCATTGTCTCCCTACTTTGGCTCAGAAAATATTATGGTATCAGACTCTCTCCTAGCAAGATACTTTCAAAGGCTTCAGCAGCGTTGAAAAGAGGAGTGATCTTTCCGATGGTGGTGCTTGCTGCTCTAGCTATCATCGTCATAGGGTCGCTTGCTTATGCAGCTCTTTCAAAATAATTTTCAATAAAGGGAGGCATCACATCATATGTACTCAAAGACACTAAGAGAAGAATTAGCACAACTGTTCAATGAGCAGGAACTGGAAGGTGCTCCTGGACCACTTCCTTCGTTATCTTCCCTAGAACCTCGTGTCGAGCGGATGTTCGCAGGAATCGAGAGGAGGACATCCTCAGTACTAAGGAAGAAGTCCGTTAGGACTATCGTGATCACTGCTCTCGGTGTAATCGGAACGGTCGCTAGTGTTAAAGCTATTTTGAGGAAGCTCGACAAGAAGCTTGCCGATTGGAAGAAGATAACTTTAGGTGAGCTGGTAGAGAAAACTCCACTTCCATTCTTCCTTCTTATTGCGATTTGGTCACTTTGGATAGTCAACCTTCTTCTCCTGATTTTAGGTAGGAAGCGTAAAGTTACTGAGTGGGAGAGCCTGTTTGAAGAGGAACCTGTAAAGGAGCTACAACAGCCAGAGTTACTACCAGTCCCTCAACAGCAGACGGCTCAGAAAGCAGGAGATCAAGAAAAAGTTAGCTTCTTCAGGCGTATCTGGGAGAAGATTAAGAAAGTCTATGCTTGGGCAGTTAACAAAGTAAGGGCTACTTGGGCAAAATCCAGAGTAGGCACAATTATGCTCGCCGCAGGTTTGCTCACCGCTGTAGTCCTTGCGATAATCGTGATTAAGAAGGCTAGGGGTGCACAGCTCGGATCAGTAGGGTCTTTGTTCCAAGGGGTTAAGGAGTTTGCGGCAGTCAACCCCGCTCTTAAGGTAGCACTCGTTGTGGCTATCTTGGTTGCACTTGCTGGGCTTGGTATTCTGATATTTACAGGAGACTCTAGTAAGCCTGCTGGCAACGTCGCAAACGAAGCAAGTAAGGGAGAAGAGGCGAAGCAAAAAAACAGCACCAGCTAAGCACAGTAAGAAATAAGAGCAAAACTCTTAAGTGGGCGTAGGCCCACTTAAGAGTTTTGTTTTTAAGAAACAACTGCAATTTTCACTACGTTTCTTACGTAGTTGATCTCGGCGACGTAACTACAACATCCTCCATAGCTTCGTGCAACCTCTTCCAAAATTTGTGAAAGTGGCCTCTCTAATGGAACCTCATAGTACGTCACCGTTTGTGTTCTCAGTCCCCAATCAGGACATACTTCCATGATCAAGTTCCTTAGTTTCTCTTCCACCAAGCCCTCAAACGTGTCATAGTACTTCCATACTGTTGATAGAGTTTCGTCTGCGTAAACTTTCGTAAGGAGAGCACTAAACTCATCTGATGTCAACACTTTAACAATATCTGTTTTTGTAAGCATCCTTATATCCTCCTCACCATTACTACATCTAATATCAAACTAGAGTGTATGTCTTCAGGTGTTGTCCAAGAAGGCCTTTTTCTTTCGATTGGTATACCAATACTTGAGAATGCCTCGCTTACCAACTCACTACAGAAGTACCCACTCTTATTCTGAATACTTCTCCTACATACGAACGACAGCAATCCTCTGATGTCATAGGGCTTCCCAACTTTGGACTCTAGGAACTCTAAAAAAGACTTCCTTTGTACATCCTCTAATGTATCCCACTGTATGTGTCTTAACACGCAAACCTCAGTACAGCCTTTCAAGAACGTAGATACAGGTACTTTCCTTACTCTAGGAAAAGTAGCTTCTATGACAAGTCCATCTCCTACATATACACCTACATGAGACCATCTGCTGATAGTCCACCATTCAATTACCTTACTTATGATATGTCTAGTGGACGTTAACAATATGTCCCCTATATGTAGTTTCTTTATCGGCAGTACTACGGACTTGCGCATCTATAAGCCTCCAATACTAGATTATCTATGCTGACACACCAAGTGTGTCCTACATTCCCTCCATTGAGTGCAATTATGAAGGGCAAGACTGTAGGAGTGCTGATATCATCATTAGCGTTTACATAGAGTGATTTTGCTTGTGTTTGAGACTCACCATATTGTACTAACATAACTGTACGCCCACCCATTATCCTATCATATACGATCCTTATGCTTGGAAGATACTCGGTGAGGTTATCCTCTATGACCCAAGGATCGTCTGCAAACGTGTACACCTCTCCAAACCAACGAATGTCTGTTATCTGATCCCACAACTCTGTTATTAACAACTCTCTATCTCTTAGTATCCTATGACATAGTGTCCACCTAACAGTTTCATTAAAACCACGTAACTGCATAAACATACAACCTACGAATATATCTCCACTTAGTGGTTGACTTGGTGTAGAGTAAGAAGACGGTATTATTGTACCCATACCTATGTAACCATAATCTTCTAGTAGTCCATCACTAGATGGCTCAAGAGAGTGGACTTGGAATGAGAACAGCATCTGGTATCCCCATTGCCACATTAATGGAGATACACTAGGAGAGTCCCATTTAGGATAGAATACTACTTTGCCACCATCGTTACTTATCAACCCTATATTCAATTGCTCATAATCGAATGACACAGTTATTTTGTCACTAGGATCCACATATGTAGACCAATTTGGTAAGTCTACGACTTCTGAGATTGATCTGCATCCTGGATTCATATATACTCTCCTACATTTTGCCAATAGTCCATAGTCTGAATGAACTCCATTAGTGGGACTCCACCTCTTATGTACTCATGGTAACTAGCTAGCGTTTGTGTAAGCTTTCGGAATGTCATATATTGTGTCTGAGGTACTCCCCCATTGTTCAGTAGTACAAACCTACGAGCGTTGTACATGTCTGTATACATTAGTAAGAGGGTACCATCACTATGTGAGAACAATCTGGGATGCTTTCCTATGAATGGTTCCTCCGTAACTCTCTCTAGGACTCCTCCGTACTCCTCAAGCTCGAAAGTGTATAAGTGTATTTCGTAGTTTCCACTTGCAACTACTATCACTTTTGTAGTTGTTTTCTCTAGGGCATCTATTCCTTTGCATGGGGCATTCTGTGACAGTGGAAAGTGGAAGATTGTACGACTCTCCGGATCGAATCTCAGTTGTGGTTTAACTGCTAATAACAAGTCAATATCAACAGCATAGAGATAGACATAGTAGTGTGATAGCCTACAGTAGTCTTGCCAGTCTCCAGGACAAGTACTCCTATACCAATCCATTACCAACTCCTGAGCAGGTATAGGTACTTCATCTCTACATCTTTACCGACATCACTAGCGTGTATTGTTATTGTGCCTTCCCCCTCGTTAACTACAAACTGGTTAGGATTGCTTATGGAAGCTACTTTGGTTGCTTGTGCAGGAGTGACTACTTTGAAAGTGTCTCCTACCTGTATTGGATTAGGGGAAGCACTCTCTATAGTGAACTTCTTGTGATAGCCGTCATATTCTACGATTTTTCTTCTCAGTCCTGTATTGTCTCCTGAAGTGAATTCAACATACATTCCTTTGTAGTAGTTGTACACCCAGTGTATGTTGGGATCGTCTGTTGTGAACACTGTTGTATTCTCTATTGTGTTCACAACGAAAGTACTAGTTACATCATTCCAATAAGCATAATCCCCACCACTTTTGAAGTAGAAGCTCCATTGCCAATCAAAGTCTGTAGTGAGCCAAAGGCTAGTGTTATCTGCTTTCGAGGTCAAAGTCCACGTGAGAGGTACATTTGTGTAAGTCTCATTCGCTTCTCTCACATCACAATAATACAAAGCTACTCCAACATTAGTCAAATACTGCTGATTATCTTTGATAATACCATCCTTACAATACCAGAAAGAATATTTATCATTACCACTGAATGTAGTTCCTGGATTATTGGGATTATTCAAAAACCTTATCTCTATGTTTCCAAACGGCAGTGGTTGCCAATCAGAATGCGTAGGTCTTTCTCCTGGATGTCCAGGCACCCAATTACTCCCATCCCAACCGAAACTCACTTCAATAGGAGTTATATAACCATTCCAGACTTTGCTATTACCATTCTCAGATAAAAATGGCCACTGATTCAAATAATAACTGCTTTTACTTACCAAAGATACAAACTCAACATTGTTAATAGCAAATTCCTCTCTTAAAGTAGCATACTCAGCAAATCCATTAACACTAATTCCCAATATCACATCCTTATCAACACCAACTTTTCTTACCTGTATTCCATTGATATTAGAACCACCTATAGGAGTTACACTACTCTGTGTAATAACACTAAAATCATTCTTATCAATCTGGGTCAGCTTATTCAAAGACCTAAAATAGTAACCAAAATTCCCTACTCCTATTAAACCATACTTACCATCATGCTTATTAAACCAGTTTGCTGTAACACTATCCTCTACACTTCTAATATAATTTCTCCTCTTATCAATAAAACCGTTATTTATTCTGAACTCCCTCACTTGTCCAATAGCAACAGTTCCCCCTCCACCTGTCTGAGCTTCTATTCCAACAAGCACATCACCTGCTAAAGTATATGTCTGATTTCCCAACAAAGTCCAAGTAGCTAAATTATCAGGCGTTGTTATAGGATCTGTAGAATAAAAACACCTGATTACATTATTTGCATCTCTTGTAATCTTAAACCTTACATAAGTTCCAGTAAATGCAACTGAACCTTCAATAGCACTACTTCCTCCTCCGCTATTACTAATAACCTCTAACTTTTTACCACCATTATACCGCAATCCAATTCTCTTATGTGCCCCAAAAGTAGTTCCATAATTCCTTACTACCAAACCAATCTCTTGGTAATTCACTGTAGGATTAAAACTCTCTATACACATAGTAACTTCAAACTGACCACTTAAAACCTTCTGTAACAAAGCACAAGGAGTCCAAGTTGTTCCTGTTATATTACCAGTGCTTGTCTGCAAATTCAATAAACCATCTCCCTCTTGCCAAAATCTTCCATTAGCATTTCCTCTATCAGCCTCCCACCAATCTTTTACCACAGTAGTTGAAAAATCCGTTACTCCTGTAAAATTATTAACATCATCTCCCAGCCTGTGAAATACCCTCCATCCACCTACCCCCTGGTCTACAAATATAATCCAATCCTTTTCCTCATCATAACATCCCCAACTATTACTTCCTGTTAAGAAAACATTATTTCCATCTATCCAGCTATCAGTTATAACCCCAGTATCAACATTCAGGACTCTAAACTTACTACCAGTCCAGAAGTAAAACTCATTTCCGACAAGAAAACCAATAGTAGTTGAAACACCTAAGGGCATTTCTGTTCTGTTGAACTTATTAATATTGTTTACATCAGTAAACTCATACTTAATAACCCTATCAAAAGTCATGCTGGCTGAACTACTAAAAAGACCTCTTGTTATTAAAACATTTCCTATCTGACCACAGAAATCCTCTCCACTATTACTAACAACAACATAACCATGAGTTTGCTTATTCACTAAGTAAGTGCTACTATACCTACACACTAACCAATCTCTACCACAAATATTCTTCAATTCCCCAGAAGCTGTAAACCATATGTTATTTATAAGTATATACTGCGAAGGTAAACGATAAACCAACTTATATGTAGCTTCACCAACAGCTCCATCTCCCTCTATCATTACATCAATAGCACCATAACCACTGTAATCCAAGCCACTATTATAATCACCACCTCCTGCAGGTCTAACTTCTACAGCTCTACCCCAACCTGTAGGAAGATTTGCTGAATCAAAAAACTCTGTTGTAGATGATTTTGCTTTAGCCCATACCCTTCCAAGAAAGTCTCTGCCAAAACCTCTCGCAAGAGTGTGATTTGTATCATAAAAATATTGATTTGACAACCAATAAGTTTTCCACTGACCTAAGTGAGTTCCTAAATTAGCTGAACTACCGACATTTCCATAAAACCACTTTTTATACTTATTTCCTACAAGTGTTAATGATGAAGATACTGATTCTCTACCTGTTGCATTAATAACCTCATCCAGCACACCATCAACCGATGCAGTCGAGTGCACAAGATAAACAATTCTATTAAGCCCAAATATATATGTAGCTAAGTCATCATAACTATTACTTCCAAACCCTACACTGAGGGGCGGATTTACATAAACAAAGTAATACACATATAGCGTATCTTGTGGAGTTTGCACAACAGGCTCTATTAACTTAGTCCAACAATACGCATTATTTCCATTACTGCTCAGTGCCAATCCTACAGCATTTATAGTTCTATCATTTGCTGGTGGTGAAAAGCTTGCCACAAACTGATGTCTCTTATAATTCTCCGCTGTTTGATAAGTTCTCGTTGCACCAACACCTGCTATCACACCTGGGACATTCACATCAGTATACGAAGGCTCATTAGCTGTATTTGCTATACACACATAAATAGTAGAAGGAGCAGACCCAGAACCAACACAAAGCCTACTTCCATTATCCAACCATAAATTACTCCCTCTCCTAACATCCTTTATTAATCCACTTTTACTATCTACTACCTCAATAACATATTCTCCTTTAAATAACTTTCTACCAGCTCCACCTAAACTCACTATCTCAAGCATTCTCTTTCACCTCCTTTACATCAATTGCGAAGGAAAGAAACTCACATAATCTATATCTTTGTTAACAAAACTATCATGTCTATTGCTGTTCTCTGAGTGGAATGTCTCTCGTGTGTAGAAGTGTACAAAGTGCACACCTTCACTCATAACACTGCTTGAAGTGGACATCGTTGAGTCAGATGAGGAAGGGGTCGATATCTGAAAGTTTACATAAGTAGGGACCCCACTAGTCTCGGAGTCGACAGAGTAAGCATCCATCCTTGCTATCTTCACTTCATCGTAAATCAACTCGTTGCTTGCACATCCAATTAGCACTACATCTCCGAAACTATCGAACCTCTTCCATATCTTCACTCTCACATAAATCTTGTCATTGGTTGTGACCTCATCGGTGAGCCAACTCGTGCTAGTCTGTTCACTCACAAGCACATCATTCAGATATACGAGATAGGTTCTATTCCAACCATCGACAGTTACGTCACTCCAAGTAACGCTAGCTTTACCTGCACCCCAACTAATAGTCACTACAGGTACGACACCACGTTCGTCATAGTTAAATGAGGCATAATTGCCATCAATCTGTTTGCGTACGTCTCCTTTAGATCCTGTGCAACTTGTCCAGTGTCCTTGGTACACTCCTGCACTTTTACAACTTACAGTAGTACATGACCAAAGCTGTACTCCTAGAGGACTATATGCTATCTCAGAGGGTAACATTAACAGTTCGATTACATTGTCTGTACTCCGAACGAGGACACTAAGTTTGTCCTCAAAAGTAGAAATTCTGGGACGTACACCTTCCGTAAGCATTACGGAAGGACCCCAAGTAACATCCTTCACTGAGATATAGGCTCTATTTGCTTGCTCGTAGATGAAGTATTGAGAGCCTGCTAGCGTATCTCCAGGAACATATCCGAAACTCTCGATCCCATCAAATCCTTCGGTGTATGTTCCCACGCTCTCAAAATAGCCTACACAAGAGGGGCTCTTGAAGTCTTCAACATATACACCCACAATATTGTAGGCATAACATTGTCTCAGAAGTGATAACTGGCAATCATCAATCAGCATTGCACTTCAATTTGATCCACTAAGGTTATCTTTATGGCTTGGGGATCAAACCAGATGTACTCTGGTACGAGAGTTTTCACATCTTGTGGTTGAAGTGTTGAGAGAGAGAAGTCATAAATGATAGGAGTAGAAGGAGAATTCACTCTCAATTTGAGTACATGTGGTATGTCTCTCAGTAGAGCGTATACTTCTTCCGGAGTGTAATTCCTATGTATGCCTCTAGCTTCGTTTGTCCAAGTAGTTAGTTTTTCCCTTATTTGGTTGACTACCTCATCTGGATCCACTCCGCTCTCAACAACAACATCAACATCGAGTACTAGTGGGAGCGTTCCTACGTTTGTACATCCCGTATAGTACACCTTAGACCCACTTGAATTGTAGAGGGGGTTCACGATAGGTCCAACAGTCTTTGCAAACGCAAGAGACACTTTATTAGTCAGCATTCTCCGAGATTGTATCTGACCCAAGTAAGAGAGTAGAGTAGGAATGATCTGGGTGTAAATTTCGTTTTTATTTGCGTTAAAGTAAGATTTTTCCACTACTGGCACTTCGTACAGAGTAATTGTATTTCCACTTTGCTCTACGCTAGTAGTGAAACATTCACTAAGGTTCTGTTTCAGCCGGAAGGAGGTCACATAACCTCTGTACACAGTCTCCTCAATAGAGTTCACAGTAGCGGAGATGTCAATTGTTTGTGTATAGGTGTTAGTGTTGAAAATGTCACTACTATGAGTTGTCTTCAATACGACAAGGTACTTACCTTGTTGGGGAGTTACAGATTCGACTGTCCACGTGTTAGTTACTATCTCTTCCAAAGTAAGTGTGTTCCTAACTATGCTAATGACTTTGAAATGAGTTAGGAAATTACTTGTATCCAAGGGGCTCGAGGAAGTCACACTTAACGATAATTGATTGGTCAGAGTTGATGTACTTGGTGTGAAACTCCACTGCATGGTATCCACTTTCGCAGAAGTTATGTTATCTTGTGAATGCAGTGTTTGTGATCTAATCACAGGTGTCAAAATTTGTAAGTCAGATGTGTAACGATACTCTACGCTGTAGTAATCTGTTATAGGTGATACTAGCACTATTTCAAAGGGGGATATCCATTGGTTACCATTAGTGTCCACAAGGGTGGATTCTTGTGGTACTAGAATGGTGTTTGGACTAGGAATAGGAGACCAAGACTTGGATATGCTGTTCACTAGACATGGTGTGTTCCCCAAAGTAGGCACTATGTAAAGTTTTGTATCGTTAACACTAATGTCAGCCTGTTTTACTATGGGTAGCACATCTAACCATGGGGCAGCTACCAGTCTTGTCACATCCAGAAAGTCACTCAATGTAACTAACCTATCTCTTGATCTAAGCGATCGGATTGTGTTGTTTCTTACTTCATTAGGAGTCTCCCCATCTTGTCCACCACCGATAGAACTATGACTAACATACACATCGAGTACGCTTCCAGTATAATTATCTCTCAGTGGCTCGGCAAGTGTGAGCTCATTAGCAGGTACATCTCCTTTACTACCTAGAGAAGCAGAGATAGAGATCGTTACTACGGAGCCAGCTTTCTCCTTCTTTCCAAATATGCCATTTCCTAAGTACACAAGAACTCGAGTAGTCTCTACCGAAAGGACACAACCTGTAGCTCCTCTAGGAATGGAAAACAAACTGTCATATGGCGTGTAGGCTATTCCATCTACAGATACTCTTACATCTCCAATTTGGTATCTTTCTACTTCTTCGGACGAGAAATAGTTGTGAAGAGGTATCTCAATAGTAGGTACTTTGGTGCCCTCAACGTCTGCCTCTGAGAGTACATAAGTAATAGTATGAGTGATCGCTTGCTTTACTGGTACTATTATACCCCAAGCAGGGAATGTCTTTTGTGGTGTAGTAACTGTAGTGAAGAAAGAAGTACATTCTTGTGTACCAATATCTGTTGTAAGAGATGCACTCCTAATGCCCCTACCTATGTTCAACGTCAGTGACAATTGTCCATCACTAGTGTACACTACTAGTGGATCTTTGCCTACAAATCTTAAGGTGGTAGGACGTAAACTTAACCTATCAAAATGTGTCAGGTTTATGTATAGTGTGAGTGATCCTCGTGCAGGTACTACAGCCTTAGGCAAGTATCCCAAGCTCTTTGCATGTTCAAGAATAGAGGATGTGAGGAGAGCTCTAGACAGGAAGGATTCATTAGAGAGCATTTGCACGTAAAAGAGTATATCCTCGGTCAATACCGAGAGTATGTGCAAATAGTTTCCTAGAAAAGAGATTCTGTCGGGGGAGACTTCAATACCTAATTGTTTTGACAACTCCCTCCGAACCAGATCCAAAATCTCAGGATAAGTGGACGCATATCTAGTTAGCATCGTCCTCTCTTAGTATGAGTATTTTACTTCGTGAACGGTACAGATCCTCTATACTGATCGATCTGTGCTTTTACGTACGTGAAGAGTGCATTTGTGTCCGGATCCTCTAGTGTTACTTGTACTGCTCTATCTACTGAGAGTGTTTGGGTGAACTCAACAACATCGTTGGTGGCCACATCCGCAGTGTATCCGCTATATGGTAGTATGGTAGGCCATACTCCAAAGAGCTTGACGCCAAAAGCGAGTGTACTCACAGCAGGATCTACAGCGATAAAGACAGATGTAGCTTTATAGGAGTTCATTGTTGCAGCTTTCTCCGCATCAGCTACTCCAGCGAAGTGGTTTCTGATCGAGTTATGCCACATTGCGAAGTATTGTATTAGTGGTGGAGAAGCATCACTTCTCACTACTTCAATGAACCTGAATTCGAAGGTGGTCGTTTGGTCCAATGCGGTGGGTACTACTGTCTTGACACCACCTAAACCGATCCTCTCAACAGTACCTATGTTTACATCCGGTAGCGTGATTGCTGTACACAAAGCGATCGACTGCTTTACGAAGAGAGCACTTTGATCCTCCAATGCTCTGGGTACTCTTACAAATTGGAAGAAGAAGTAACCACTTATGAGTGGATCCCACTCATAAGTTCCATCTTTTGTGATAGGAGACCGTAGGACACTATTGAAAACGTTTGCCATATCTCACCTCAGTAGCTTCTTGGTAACATCAGTTTTTTGTTCGAGAAATAACAGTGAACAAACTAAGAGGAGCACCAATCGTATGCACCTACAACTGAGTTCTCCACCTGTTTTCATTACTAGAAAGATGCATGCAAGTAAGTTTAGGGGGCTTGGTAGTAAGTACCCATTCTTTAGAGTCAGTTGGAAGGTAGCATCAACCGATTCTGTGGAGGTGTAAAGTAATGTCTACGTTTCCTAGCTGGTTTATTTGGTATCCCCGAGTTGAGTCGTTACCTACAGGAGTAGACCATAACTTGTCAGAACTGCGTCTGTTTGTTAGCGTTCAATGCACTCCCCCCTTCATCGTAACCTTAGCTCTAAAAGGTGTTTGGAGTCAAACCTTCGATTGTAACGAAAACGAGTTTAGATGGGATAGGTTTAGTACAACTCCCATCTACATAAACTACATTAAAGTCGAGTCTAGTACCAACAGTTTTATACTAACTACTAGTCTCAACACTGGACTGAGTCTTACAGGAGGAGAATATTGATGAGGTTACAGTTTGGGAGGATGGAAGGAGAGAGTTTTGTACCTGTTGGTGTTGTTGGACTGATCACGTTGTTGTACGGAGTTAATAAGTTTTCTGTTAAGAATTAGAAGAAGGTGGACAGACTAATCACTTAGATGTACAAAGAAAATTCTTTTAGGTGTGAACGACATGTTATATCCTTTCCCCAATACTGAGAGCTTCTACAGTAGCACCACGATAAGTGTACCCTATCGTGGTGCTACAGTTAGTACAAAGATCGAGGTAAGCAGAGTAACGGAGAGCATGTTACACTCCGACTCTGTCGTCGGAGTATTGGAGTACGGAGTAAGTCCTCCAAGTAGGTTTGTACAGGTTTTCAGAGCAAGCAGTGATAACATAAATTGTTTGAACCTATTCTTGTCTGGAGTTGGAACTTCTTACATAAAGGACGATTTTGAGTATACTGATGATGAGAACTTGAGAAGTAGTTGGGTAACATCGGATGCAACCAACACCCCAATTTCGTTAGATAATGACATTAAGTATAATGGTGATAAGAGCCTGAGAATTCAAGTATCAGGTAAAAAGAGTAATGGAGATACTATTACAAAGACAATGGTGGCTGAGAATTGGGGAGATTATGAGTATGCAGAATTTGCTTGGAGGTCAACTGCTGATGCTAATAACACCGGCCTTTGGGAATTCAGGATAGGAGATGGTGTTAATTGGGCATCAGCAATGTTTTCTGCATCAAGTACGAACACGTGGGAGATCAAAAGGATTGCTTTGTCGAGTATGGATAATATAGGCATAGTGAATCTGAACGCCATAACTAAGATTCAGTTTAGATGTATAGACGGTAACTCGAAACATGAGGAGTGGTGTGACTACTTGGTTGCATTCGCGGGTAGCGGTAGTGTAAAAGTAAGAATGTATGACTTTGGTGGAGATTATAGCTCAATAAGTGTACTCCCTCCTCCTATGGTGTTTGATAATGGGATGGACTATGTTGACGTCAATTTGAATGTTGACTTTGACTATAGAATCGTTCCGATAAGAAAGAGTGGACTACGACTAGGTAACTATTACGGTATAGGAGTGGAAGAAATTACCTCTGCAAAGTGCTATATACATGGTAGTAATGTACGAACATACAAAGAGGGTGTTTTGTATAGTGTAGACGATACTGGAGTGTTAACTAGTACCGGCAGGTCTATGTTCTTTATAGTAAGTAGTAATGATAGCGCTTATCTACTTAGGTTGTCTTGCGTGTTCGACCAGGATCCTGGCAGTAGTAGAATTGTGGTTGTGTCTGTTGGTGCTAATGATAATTTGTTGTCAAAGTTGATTGATGTAGAGGTTAGCAATAGGAACAAGATCGAGTTTGAGTTCGACGTGAGCAATGCTTTGGCTCACGTTCCTAAAAGTGGAAAGTTAAACTTCATGTACTTAGATGACAGTAGTAGTTCTAGTGTGAGGAAGGTGAATATTGAGACTTTATGGGTGGTCAAGGGACATAAACCATGGGGGTAGTAAATGAGATATATTAAAGTGGATATTGACACTCTATTGGAATATAGAAGGCAGAAGAACCTTGAGTTGTTTGCAGATGCAGGTAGAGTGGTTAGGTTATATGTACAAGCGAGCGAAGGTATAGTTTTTGAGTCTGAAGTCGATATGTACGACAAGAAATGGCAAGCTGTCCGACCATTTGTCAATACGCCCATAAAACTTTACGATAAAAGAATAGTAACCCACAACTTTGGAGATAGAAATTCTTGGGTAAACGGACCAAACGATAGTACTTTCCTCATAGCTCCCTCCCCAGGTATGAAATTCATCATAAGCTACTTACTTGTACGTTTTCCCAAAAACCTGAAACTAACAGCTGACAATAGACTAGTGTTTGAAGTATACTTGAGCGTAGATGGAATAAACCCACCTACCACACCCCGCATAAAACTTGAGTACAATTCGTTGAGAGAACTAGTAAAGAAGACAAATATACCTATGGAGATCCCAATAGATGTGATTCCAGACGTAAGTGATGATAAGATGATAGAAATAATGTTTAAGTATGCAGATCCCGATACTCTAGCTGGCTCCCCCTTTATTCTGAGGAGTAGTTTGGGGGAGTACATAAAGATCTACCTATCTGCACATATACCTGTAACCGATATAAATGGAAATCCACTGAGAGACGAATGTTGGTGCGTGGCAAACGGTAAACAGGTAGTAGACTTCTAGATAGTTTTACAATTTTACAAAAGTGCCAATATAAAGGTTCCTTCCCGCGGTGTGTGATCTATTCGATTTTATCGAATAGATAAAATGCAAATTCGGTTCCAGTGGGGTGTTATTCAGACGTTATTAGTACAATTGGGAGGAAGTGGTGGAAGTAAGCTATGTGTATAGGGTTTTGGATGTTACGAAAGTTGTAGACGGAGATACGGTCGACTTGTTAGTAGATCTAGGCTTTCGTGTTTGTGTTAACCAACGGTTTAGGTTACTAGGAGTAAACACTCCCGAGATCTATCGTCCTGTTAGCGAGCAAGAGAAACTTGCAGGTTTAAAGTGTAAAACCTATCTTGAAGAGTGCCTATTGTCACATAGATCTGCGTTGGTAGTCAAATCTTACAAGACAGATGTTTACGGAAGGTATTTGGGTGAGATTTTTTACAAAGATGAGGTAAGTGGACAGTTCATAAGTGTGAACTCCCCTATGGTTGAGTTCGTAAATAAATTGAGTGCTAGTGAAACAACTTAGGAGGTGTAGTATGAAACGAACCAGCAATTGTCCTTCTATTTGGAATCCTTATGACGATAGGTGTCTTGATTGTGGTGAAGAAGAGAGTACTGTAAAGAAATATGAGAAGTGCAGACAAAGGAGACTGTCTTCGTTACAAAGACAAGTAGAAATACTTCGAACAAAAGTACAGTCTAAGTAAGAGACTTCTCGAGCTGAGAGTCAATTTTGTGTATCGGTCTCCATTATAGGAGGTGTCTATGTATGAATCTTTGTTGCCGTCCTCTCACGAAAGAGTCGAGGTAAGAGGACTAACTCTACGGCAGCTTGTAGAGTTACAGAGCAGTGTGTTTTTAGAACACACCAATCTCTATGTAGTCCTCACAAAGTTAGCAAAACTTATACATCAATCGATAACTGTGTCTCTAACGTTCGAGGAGTGGGTTAGTACCATAAGCGATCAAGATCTACATGCCTTGGTGTTTGCACTTTATAGGGACACCTTTGGACCGGAACTGCAGTTGCCTCTCACTTGTCCCAATAAGCAGAAATCTTTCAACCTAAAGGTCAACTTAGACACTCAACTGTTGGTATCTTTTGATAAGGACACACCGGTGGATCTTACGCAGAAGCAAGATTTGGAACTAGCAATAGGTTCGCGTATCTTCACCATTACATTCAGGCCTTATCGCACGTTGGAAGACCAATTATGCATCTACGCTACTACAGGACTGTCTCTCGATCTTACTAACATGTCTAGAGATGAGCTCTCGTTATTCTCATTAAAGGTTCCAACGGTGATTCAGATATCCTCAGAAATGGGAACTTTCAAGCGTCCACCTTGTACTGCTCCTGTAGGAAAACTCAGAGAATGGTTCATGAGATTACAAGAGGTGTTGGGACAAGCACCTGTGTCTACAATTTCTGCTCTGGATCCGAAGGAACCACCACAAGTAAGCTTCCAAGTCAAGTATCCTTGTCCTGAGTGCGGAGAGGAACATTCAGAAGTGCTTAACTTTTTTCTCTATCTGTTGGAGCGTTTGGTATAGCGAGAAACCGGATACGAGTGTACTAGCTGCGTTACAGTATTTCTTTGACGCTGGTCTAATAGCATTGGAATTGACACCACTTGCTGCGTACTCGCTGCTTGAGTCACTTAACAAACTAGAAGAGGAGGTTGGTTTGGTGAAGTCTCAATTGGTACCCTATTGGTTGGTACAGTCCTTTACGAAGAAGGGTGGGCTCCTAAGACGCAAGATTGACCTGAAGCAGAAAGGTGCTTTAAACCTGTTGAAATCTTATTTTGGAGATCTGAAATGAGTCTGTTCTTTGCTAAAGAAGTATCTAGTTTGCATACTTCGGATGTACACCTAGATTGGGATCCAGAGAATCTCAACACACTAGTACTAGGTAAGACACGCATTCAGAATGAGATCGGTGTTTTTATCAATACGCCCAAGGGTACCATCTTTAAAGCGAGAGAGCTTGGCTCCACTGTGTTAAACTATTTGTTTGCTCCTTATGAGGAAGCTCTTCCAGCCCAGTTAACCTCCGAATTGGTGACCGATTTGAATGCTGAGATTAGTGGGGTACGTGTTACAAAAGTACAAACACATAGTGATCCAGAGAAGAAGACTCTGTTGATAAATGTACACCTCACGATTGAGGATAAGACGTATGTACTGCCTGTCGACGTAAGAGTACGCTCATGATAAACTTCGAGTGGTATGCAAACTACTTCAAGGAATACTTGTCCGTAACGCTAGGACACTTTGCAAAATATGTCCCTCCTATTTTTGTAAACTATTATCAGAATCGTCCTGTAGTGTTTGATGCTTCCTCTCGCTCAGGTTACACTGCACCTTCCGGCGTACTCTCACCCAATAGGTTTACAAAATACATTGGTGTACCTGTATTTCACTCCGATGTAATGACGTACTCTGTAACCTCTTTTGACTCTCGAGGTGTGATACTAGGAGGTGACCAGAGTACAATCACAATGTTCTCAATGTTTGGAGTGATCCCCAAACCAGATGACCACCTAACATTTCCTGTGTTCTCGGACAGGTACTCAGATAGTTCGCTCTATCAGGTAATGAATGTCGAGCCAGCAGTCTTCCTCACTCCCAATCCGTTTACGGAGCAATTACAAGCATTCAAAGTTACACTCATTGTGGACAACAATCCTGTAAGTACAATTGAGTCTAAAGTGGAGGAAGTTAAGGTATACATCGACAGGTTCAACATTTTCCTCTCCCCCCAAGACAGTATTGTATGGGTGAGGATGCAAGAAATGCTCTCCACTCTAGAGAAGACACTCCTATTGCTTTTGGATAGAACCACGAGTTGCTGGCCTCCTTTTGTACTTGATGTATTGTATGTCAGTGAGGTCCTATTTTCCTCTAGGTTTACTACACAAAGGCCAATCTATGAGTCTCTTAACCCTCCACAATTAGCACAGTCTGTGATTTCAGGACTATGTACATTTACAGGTCTAGGATCACAATATGTTAGACCATTGGAGTCAGTGTTAAGTAATCCTGATGTGTTCGTGCTAGCTCGGTGGTGGAATAGAGGGATATACATTACTGTGGACTCTTCTACAGGAACTACAATATGGGATCTTCTGTACCCTAATACTTCTGCTTCAGTAGCAGCACTAGCGGATCAGATACTTCTTCAACAACAGTCTCAGGATTGGTCTCTACTCTTAGATCCACATCCTTTGGCGCAAATCCACAACATGTATGTGTTATGGGTCACACAGCGTGAACTACCTACACAGACTCCTGCTACCAGCAATTGGCTAGAGATGTTATTTCTGTATAGTGTAGGAGTAAAGGTGCTGGAGGACATTTATGGATCTCTCTAAGGTTGTCAAACGTGTGTTGAGATCTGTAGAGGAAGCTAGAGAGGACGATGAGATATATCGTTGGTTCCTAATACATAGAGACACTCATGAGAGACTGATCAAAGAGAAGCTTGTTATACCCTCCTACGAGAATCCCACACTTATTTCCAACATCGCTACTTGGATAGCTACTCTCAAAACGATCACAGACTTCTCTGCACGTAAGGCCTTAGGCGGAATAGACTACTTGCGAGAGTGGCTACGAAGTTTCGGCTTCACACCTACCCCCTCTCTAGAGGATACACATGTTAAGCGCTTGTCACCATTATTAGCCTCTGTCTATAAACAAAAAGGAACACTAGAGACTCTGGAACAGTTGATAGCTTACTTGTACACTATGAAAGAAGTCCAATTGGTTGAGATTGAGTTAGTTAGCCCCGATTGGTTGATGGGAGTATATAAAGGTGAGAAACTACCTGAGCTCAAGTATCCAACCTCTGTACTTTTGGGAGATCCGCTGTGGAGAATACCACTAGACACTATTCATAGTTTTCCTGTTCGTACTTCTTACTTCTCCGTACTATATCCTATGCACTTCCTCGATGTTTGTGTTGAAGTACTTACTCTTCAAGTGTTTGCAGACTTGGAAGTGTTAGAGACTTTGGAAACAGGCAATCCACCCGTTAGGTCTATTACAATACCATTCTGGCCTACATTTCTAAGCGTCTCCGAATGCGTCTTTCTTTGTAAGGGACTCTACTACATCCTAAATAAGTACTATCACTATGACGCCACTCGATGGAACGACGTACAGTTCTTTTATGAGGACTTAGGTAATCTGAACGTACATCTGTACTATCTCTTTTATCCTAAGGTCTCCTCTATCGATGAAGCTCCTCTATCGAGGAACGTATTGTTGGAAGTACTCAAGCAGAAGTTGTCTCTCACTGATGCATCTTTGTATGAGGTCATTACCGACTTCTTATACACTCATCAAGTGTCCATACGTCAAGTTAAGCCTGTTGACCTTTATCTGTACATAGTACAGCATTGGGAGCGCTACTCACCAGAAAAAGATCCTATTTTGCATTCAATTGCTGCCGTTGTTCTTGAGTCTGCACCTGCTTGGTTGATACTCGCGAGAACTCGTAGTATGGTACAATTGTTTTATGATAGTTATCCTACACCTTCACTATCTACTACGTACGACGAGTATTACAACGTTGTGCTTCCACAGAGTAGAGAGCAAACTCAAGTTGAGGTTGACTCCTATTTACCATTCTGGATAGACAAGTTGGGACTGAATTGGAAGCCACAGTATCGTGATCCTTGGAAGATCTTCGAGGAATTGGTAAAGAGGCTCAGTCCTGTCGTGTGGGACTTTCTTGTGCATATCGAATCTCAGTTCTCCACAATCACTGATCCTTGGATCAAAGATCAGGTAGCCTTACAAATCTCTTCTTGGATAGGCACTATACTAAGTGTGTTGGCTCAGTCACTATCCCTATCTGCTTTAGTGTACTTGCATCCTACGTTGAGAGGGTTCCAAGAGATTGTACACTTCCTAAAACCTGTGTATGCTAGACCTTTGGGAGACATTCCTGTGTATTGGCTCGTAGTTGATAATATAGTGGAGAACTGGTTACGAACTAAAGCACCTCTCGATAGGATTGAAGAGATGGTATATTTCGATTCTGCATTAGTGGTAGGACAGCAGAAGTATCTCTCGGCCCCCTATACTTTTCCTAAGATAACTCGTCAGGAACTGTACAACTTGGATCAGTATTGGACAAGCTTAAACCAAGGCTTGCAGTTGAACGAAGGCTCCTACATAATGTTTCCTCATATATCAACAAGAACCTATCCCATACATGACCAAAGGACAGCCTATCCTATATGGGAACTAGATACTACACACTATGCTCCTCTCCAAACCTTGCCTCTAGTATCAGAAACAGAGACGGAGGTAACAGTAGGTCCTACCTATAGGCACGAAGCGTGGACATGGCATCTAGTGGAAGCTACACTTGCTGAATCCATCAAATCACTATTGGCACCTCAAGTTGGCTACGTAAGAGGAAGTGATGGTGTGAACTACCCCATAGTTGATTCTCCACCATCCTCTTATCCTGAGGAAGTACAACTTAGGATACGATCGTTTGATCTCTATGGACAACGTGTGTTGAGAGATCTAGTGTTCTCTTCTGATGTATCCTATTACGCACGTTATGGAGACGATTTAGTGATTATACAAAGCTATAGGAACGGAGAACCCGAATACAACTTCCTAGTGTTCCAGAACTAAGTTTAGGAGGAAAAGAATGAGGAATTTAGTACAGATATACGAGGAAGGTAAACTCATATACGAAGGATACAATATGGTTGTCCTGCACGGACGAAGGTTCACGCAACATGTGGTGACTAATCATGGAACCTACCGTACTTGGAAGTTCGGCTTCTTTGGTATAGGTAGCGGTGGTGTAGATCCTAGTAACGATCTCATTCCGATAGCACCACAAGAATCTGACACTGACTTGTATTCACCCATCGTACTCGATGCTAATTACCCTGATGGTGGTAGGAAGAAAGCTATCACGAGCGTTACACATATTACAGATCTACAGTCTGTGATAGCGTTGGATATTAGCACAACCGATGGACCTCCTCTCTTTAAATATAGCGAAGCTGGATTGTTTGTAACTAACAGTTTATCTAACCCTACGAGCTTTCAACTCTTTGCACGTATTACATTCCCCTCCATCACGAAAGATACCTCCAGATCTCAAAAGATCTTTTGGCACCTGTTCTTCTAGTATCTACTACTTTAGTGAACAAATAACAGAAAGTATCATAAGGAGGTGCTCTCTAGATGCCAACACAAATAGCCCCTGGTGTATATACTAAGATCATCGATCAGTCTCTTTTTGCAACTCCCGTACCAGGAACAGTAGGCTTCATTCCTATACTGTCCCCTTACGGTATAGACAACACATTAACCTTTGTTGCTTCTCAGAGCGAACTCATCAACGACTTCGGCTCACCCAATCTTGAGAAGTACGGACAATCACTGTATAATGCTTTCAATTGGCTTAGTCTCAGTGGAAACTTATATGTGATTCGTCCCTTACCTACACTTGAGGACACCGCAGAACTACTAGACGCAGGTACGTTAACACACCCAACATCTCCTTCACACTATTGGATCGATAAACCGGCTACGTTTGCAAATGCTATCGTCTGTATTAGAGTATTTTCTGATGTTAACGGCTATGATGGGCTCGAATTTCAGAAAAAGTTATTTGCAGCGAACGAAAGTATTCAATTAACACGGAACTATCCTGAAGGCGTCACCATTACCTTCTCTAATCCTAACATGAACTATGTTGTAGGTGAGAGTGAGTTCCATGTATATGTAGACAGTAGCGGACCTGTACAGTGGAGCCCTGTTGGTAGCCAAGGTTCGGTATCCAATGAGATTTTCTTACCTGGTAGTTATACCGCAGGACAAGTAGTTGCCGTATTCAAGCTTACTCCTCAAGCTAGAACTCTTGAAATCGGTAGTCCTTTCGAGCGTTACGTACCTGTCTACTTTAGTGCTACTCCTACTAGAACACTTGCAGAGCATCAGCAGTTAACACACTTTGTCACAGAGACATTTACCTTTACAGAAGGAGACATTATACCTGCGCCTACAACGATTGACCTGTCCAACAGATTCGTTCCTGGACAAGGACAAGTCACAGTTCTCCTCAACGGAAACGAACTTGGACCTGGAGAGTGGCAAGAGGGACCTAGTGGAGACTGTGTGATTATATTAGTGGATATACCTATTCCCTCTACTATTGTCGTCAACATATCGGGCCCCATCCTCCTTACCAGAACTAGGAAGAAGTACCTAGATCCTGAGACAGACACTAAGATTGATCACAACATTAGGGCAACGGCGACTACAACGTACTATGTCCAGTCTCTTCAGACAACCTCACAAGTACTAGACACAAGCTATGGCTCTCGTACGTTACAAGGTACACAGTATGTTGATCCTGTGTTCATAATTGCAGCCAAAGGGAGAGGACAATACTACAACGATCTGTACGTGTATTTCTCTAGAGATGCGCGTATGCCAGGACATGTTGAACTCACTGTTGGATCAAAGGATCCACTTACACGGTCCTCTATCGATCTAGAGAAGTTTACAGTTAGCTTTGATCCCACTGCTGTTGACGGTATGGGCAACAGCACTTTCATAGAGGATGTAGTTAATAGGTACTCCAAATACATACAAGTTTACTGCAACCGTCCATTGCTGAATATGCTTAGAACTACCTACGATCCTATAGCCACTTACTACAACTACGATGGTGTACCAATTCCTAGTACTAAGTTCGTTCCTTTGGATCCTGACTCTGCACCTACCATGTTAGATAGGATTGTGTCACAGCTCGTATTGATCGATGCTCAAACTTCAAAAGCCATTAGTGGTCAGGTACTACAACTTGGAGGAGGACATGAGGGTTGTATGATCTCCGTCGATGGCATTCATGCAAATCCCTCAGTTATGAACAAAGTCTTTGCTAATGCTCTTACTGGCTTGTATGATCCTAGAGTTATCGATTCAGAGGATAACGACATCTCTATAGTTCTAGATGCAGGATTCTCCAAACCAATCAAGAATGCTCTTATTGAATTGTGTGAGGTTAGAGGAGATTGTTTTGCTATACTCGATCTCCCCAAAACGATAGACGTAGACCAGACAATTGAAGAGAGGAATGGTGCATATGCTTATAACTCTTGGCTCTGTGCTCTCTATACTCCATTCGTAAAAGTATACTCTACCTTCGAAGGTAGAGTTGTAACTCTTGCTCCATCCTATTTCCTCTCACGAGTAATACCATATAATGATATGGTGGCAGAGATATGGTTCGCACCTGCAGGTCCACAGAGAGGTACAATTGCTCCCCCAGAACAGTTGCTGTTCAATGCAACTAGTGGGGAGTTGGACCTGCTCTATCTCAACCAAGTCAATCCCATAGTATACAAGAATAAGAGATACATGGTCTACGGCCAACTAACTACTCAACGTAAGCAGTCTGCGTTGTCTGATGTCAACATCGTGAGATTGATACTGTACCTCAGAAAGGTTATCTCTAGAACGCTAAGTGAGTTCCTCTTTGAACAGAATGATAGCTTTACTTGGAATAGAGCAAGAGTGGCTGTAGAAGGAGTGCTTGCTGATGTACAATCTCGGAGAGGACTGTACGAGTACTCTGTAGAGGTAGGTGCAAACGAGTACGAGCTAGTTCGGAAGACATTCCACGTGAACGTCTACATAAAACCTACAAGAGTGGTTGAGCGTATTCTGCTGAACTTTATTGTAAGCTAAGAAGGAGCTATGGACTTTCCTATTCTTCAGAGTATCTCTCTTAGAAGAGATCCCTATTATGTTAGCGAAGTACGTACTGCTACTCCTAGTAGTAGTCCTCAGGAATCCTTCCACGAGTACCAGTTAGGTGTTACCTCCGAGATAGCTACTCCTGCTATAGATGGATTCTATTGTGCTCTCTTAGAAGTGCCAGAAAACTCTATAGTGGGTAGGATATTAGAAGCTGACTCTTATGGGTGGTGGTTCTTATCTAGCATACAACAAATTTCATTTCAAAATATCAATGTAGAGAGCACAATGGTGTGGAGAGGATTCAACGATACTGCATACCATATGCCTACACGCGCAGTGTATGATTCTTCTGTGGAACTCATATTGGTAGATGACGAGTATAGTAGAGTGTTGAATTTGCTCACAGTGTGGCACTACAGTCTTCCACAATATAGACAGTTTCCACGGGCTCTATATAGGGTGGATCGTGATAGGTCGACTGCGTACTATGGTGTTGGTACAGTGAATCCAGACTTGAAGACAGTGGCTAGTTCTCCCGTCTTCAAGACAAACTTATTAGTCTTGGTTTTCACACCCAGTATTCACTTAACATATGCTATCTTGCTAGTAGGGGTATATCCGTCTACTGTGCCACTGTCTTCTATGGTCCTCGACGTCTCTTCTTATGACACTCGCAAACTGTCCACCACCTTTAATTATGATCGTATAATAATAGGTAGTCCTGTACTAGAGGTCTTGAGGAAGAAACACGATAATCTAGTACAGAGTGTTGTAACGATTCTACGACAAGCTAAGCCTTCAGAGGTAGAGTCAGAGTATTAGAGTACGATCGTTTACGCAAAAAAGTCTCAATATAGGAGAGCTGTACGCTCTCCTATATTGAGACTTTTTTGTACTAGTCGCCTGATGTCTACAAAGTTAAAGTTATAGATAGAAAGATCTTTTTTTTCGAGCATCTTGCTTACGCTGGAAGTATCTCTAGTATTATACGTGCTATGATAATGCACACGTAAGCAATGATGCCCAGAATTCTTTTGGTCCTGGGGTTCATGCTACCTGTCCTCCTCGAATTGTGCAGAGGAGTGTAGTAGTTAAGGACGTGGTCTATACCCAAGGTATAGACGATCACTCCCCCACGGGAGACCTCAGTGTACTTGTGGCGGCTCCGTCATTGTACTTCAGCCACAAGCAAACTACTACGGCTCCTTTTTACCTGGACCGCCTTCGGTCAATCGCGACTGGCAGCAAGCCGCGAAGGGGCAGTGCGACATGAGCATTCTCTCCTCATGCACACGAGAGGACTGGTACTAGCAGGAGCTTACGTCAGGGCGGAGTCTTATGAAGGTAGGGAAGGGGGCTTTACTCATCTTTTGTGCGGAAGTGAAGAGGGCCACTTCCACACACCTTCCGAGTATCTCGTTAGGATTCCTCCAGAATTCCACTCTCTGTCTATCTGTAAACCCTGAGCCTACTCGAAAGGTAGTCCCGTCCTTTGCCCTAACCACAATCGCTCCTAGGGCATTCTGGTACTTTCCAGTACCAGGTAGCACCTCGATCACTCTGTAGACGTCAACGTCTCTTTCTTTCAGCTTCAACCAGTATGTCGATCTGTACGGAACGTACGGTGAATCCGGATCTTTGATCATAGCACCCTCATACCCTGTTTTAATGAACCTCTCATACATCCTGTTGACGTCCGTAGAGTCTATGAGGTACGACTCCGCAAGACGTACGCTCCTGCATCGTACGCCCTTTAGCTTTTCAGCCAACAATTTCTTCCTACGTTTGAGTGGTAAGGATGTACCTTTCCCTCGTCTGTAATCTTCCAGAGAGATATAGTCGAATACATATATGACTAGCTTATGGGGTTCCTTTACTAGAGCAGACGTTGTCGTGTTCCAATCTTTTAGAAACCCCTCACTGTCATATACTCCCAATGGAAGACCACACTTTTCTAGTACATCCTCTAACTGTTCCTGCCTCCTCCCATTACGTGTGTATACTCGTAGTGAGTCCTCATCCTGTATTAGGATAAGACGCACGCCATCATATTTTGGTTCTATATAGACTTGTGGTGGGAGTTTCTTGACCTGAGTGACTAGGTACGCTTTCATTACTTCTATGTCGGGAAGTACTCCAGGAAAGTACTTCTTTATGAGTACCTCTCCTACACCTAGTCTTAGGTCTCGATTGAGGATTCTGACCCACCACTTTAAATATGGTTGGGGAACTTGCGACAGGAACTGTCTGACTTTGGTGACTATCTGTATCGTTCGTACGCGTATGCGTGCTAGTTCTTCTAGCAACTGAGTATATAGTCTCCAAAGTCTCTCTACATCAAGCCTCTCTTTGCCAGACTCGTAGTTTTCTGGTAGGGGAGACTTGATGTAATATCTCAGCTTTGGGGAGTAAGTATACTTGAACACTTCTCTCCCAAGCGGATCGGACGCAACTTGTCTCAGAAGCTGTTCCTTCTGAGACAACGTTCTCGTCCTCTCGATCTTCTCTAACTGCGGTGCAAGTGTCTTCCATTTCATCATCATTCAATTGTTACCGCAAATCTGCGAGGGGAGCATAGCTCCCCTGTACCTCATCACTTCGATATTGTGCGCCTCGCTCTGTAGCCATTTCACGTATTGCGCCCCCCCGAAGAGGGCGATACGTTCTCTCCGTCGTCCTACGACGCTCATCATCTCTTTACATCCCCAAAAGGGGTGTAAGGCGGGTATCGTCGTCACCCGGTAAGGAGAAGGAAATTTCTCCCCCCTTCTCCTTACTGCACGAACTAGCCTGTCTAGTTCGTGCAGTAAGAGAGATTCTCCTCTCACCCAACCCAGGTCTTTCCATGTAGCGCTTTTGGAACGGAGAAAAAGCTTCTGGTACCCTTTGGATGCCTTCTCTACTGCGTCCAGTAGGGCTTTGTCTACCCACTCCTTGTAGTTCTCTAAGGGGTAGGCCCATATCCAACCCCCGTACGCATCGTACCAGTACGCAGGCAACTCGAAGGGCCTTCCTATCTTTTCTCTCCATACTCCTCTGATTTTGAGGCCTGTCTTCCACTTAGCCCACTGAGGGAGGACGTTCAACTCCCCTAAGAAGATGCCTAAATCTTCCCAGAGGAGGCCCCCCTCGCTCTGTAGCCAGACTCTGAACATTTCGCACCTCCTTTGAATCAAATTTTTTTTAGAGCGCTAAGCGCTCGTCGATGTCTATAGTAATATATGTGGTATTTAACTTAGAAGGATATTTGCAGCTGTAGTAGCGTCAATTTTATTTAACAGCTGCAGTACGTCCTAGTACGTAGAGTACGGAACCTATACTGTACCCTATCGCGTAGTTTGGTATTGTTTTGTAGATAAGATAGATAATGCATGCATCTATCCCACCTGCACAAACTACCCAAAGCAGAGGAGCTGGACCCAAATAGGCTCTCAACTCTCTCTTCACCTGCGGTGGAACCTCAAGTACATCAAGTGCGTGTGGCATCCTTTTTGCGATCCAATAGGTTGATCCCAGAACTGCGTTCAAAAGTATTATGATTGAGAATGCTAATGCGAACTCAACACTACGCAAGATATTCGCTTGTGCACACCAGTATACTGATATGAACGTCAATATTCGTAGTATCATTGCATTCCTCCTTCTATGATGTAGTAAATGAGTTTACTACTGACAAATCTGAGCGAAGCTGTAGATACTTGTGGTAAGGTATCTCCTCTAGCTTAAGTCTTGTGTGGGGCTCTCTAACCCGAACCCAGTCTGTTTGCTCTAGTTCTGAACAACCTTCCCAAGATGGGTTGGTAGCGTAAGGGATAGGGTCCTTAATACCAAGAGCTCTAAAGCTCTCTTCCCTTAGCTTGTCGCATCCGCACTGTCCACAATACACAATTTGTGAGCCCTCTAGTTTGGGGTAGTAGCACGAAGCGGTGAGATGTAGAGGAGATCCTATAGCTAGAGCTACTTCGAGTATCTCTTTCTTCGTAAGGTGTACAAATGGTGCTTCTACGTACATGTAATGGTTCCAATTGAGAGCATAAGCACTCAATTGGTGTAGAGTGTCTACAAAGGGGGAGTTGTTGTCTGGATACCCTCCTCCATCATCCAGATTCAGTCCTAGAGCAAGTCTTCCAATGTTCAGTTCTTCTGCAATGCCCATAGCTAAAGATGCTAGTATCAAGTTTCTTGCACCTACGTATGAGTAGGTGCTTTCCATATCCCAATGCCTATACTTTGGATCGGCAGCTTTCGCCGTAGTAAGGACAGACTTCATGTGTTTGAATATTTGGGATACTTCTAGCTTTAACTTCGGTATCCCGTAGATCTCACTTATTCTTGATGTGCAGTAGTCCTCTACTTCGCTAGCTGCTTGTCCATAGTCGAAGTGGACAATGGTAGGTGAGTAACCTAAGACTTGATACAATCGCAATGTAGTAACGCTATCCATTCCTCCACTACATACGACTGCGACTCTAGATTGGTCCAATGTGGTAGGCAGTCTTGTGGACACTACATTGAACGTATGGTCACTCCTTTTGTTGATAGTCAAATAAGAGTAGGGCTCCAAAGGTTGAAAGCCTGGGATAGGCATACTAGACCACATTACCATGGCTCCGGATACTGCCCAATAGAGAGGCATAAAGTTAGTTGCTAAGTACAACGTACCTGTGTTCCTTTTGTAGACGGTTAACGCAAAGCTTCCTTGTAGTGCTTTAAGAGTGTCCTCGATTCCTAGTTTTTGTAATAGTGGTGGTACTACGGCAGTGTCCACTTTTGAAGTTCTCGTAAGGGAGTATTGTTTCTCTAGGGTTTCGTCGTTTGCGATAATACCATTATGTGTTACTACCCAGTTCTGGTCTGTAAAAGGTTGTGTATCTTTTTCAACGTCCGTAGCGTGCCTCTCACTTGCAGGTATTGCTCTCGATACAATCGATACGAATCTTTGCCCAGGTAAATGATGTAGAAACTGGAGGAGATCCTTCTTTGATGAGAAAACAAATTTTCCTAGTGTTTCCACGTAGACACCAAAAGCATCTCGTCCTCTGGCATCAACGTACGGTAGTAGTTTCTTTGGTGTTCGTACTGGCACAGTGCTGTACCATCCTAAGAGAGTGCACATGTGTACCTCCTTTCTTACGGTGCTTGCTCCAAATCATATGTTTATAGTAACACCTTTGGCAAAGGTTCTTGCCCTTACTCTTGTTAAAACTCCTACCACATTGGACACACTTTTTCAACTACAACACGCCAATCTCGCTGTTAACTCTTGTAACAACCATCTCATGTACCTCAGTCCGTCGTACAGAACGATCACGTGGTTGTCTCCACTAAAATATACCGGGGTAGATCGTATGTCAATAGGAGAGGAAATCGTTTCCCAGCTCACGTTGATTGAAGACTCCTCTCCTAGTTCAAACCAAGCATTGTCCCACTTGTAGTATTTTCTGCCAGCTTCAGCGTACTGTTCTGGTGCTCCAGAAAGCACTAGTTTTACTGCCTCTCGTGGATCACTCGTGTAGAGAAAGCCTCCATCTATCCACCTCCCACTCTCTCCACGAATATAAGCTCTAAATGTAGATCCTACATCCTTATCCCGAAGAAGTGATAGCTCTGTGTGTATCCAACGAACGTATGGCGTCTCTTCGTAGGCTATAATGAACGCCGCATTGAAGTTACTCAGCGCTTGTCCTGGAGCACGAATAGGTGACCAATCGTCTATCTCCATAAGTGCATCTTCTTGAACTTGAATAGGAAACTCAGCGTTCTGCCATACGGGTTGGCCTTCTCTCTCAGCTCTAGTTGTGAGTATCTTATTGAAACAGTCAAGGTAGTCGGACGCCGTCCAACGTCCCTCGTCGTGCCAAACATTGTCATCTCCTCTTACCCAACACCTGAACCTCATTTTGTCACCTCCTGTAGTGAAAGTTTGTCGATATCCTCCATCGTTACTACGTGTTTCTTGATCTGGAAACACAGAGGGAAGTAGTCACAATAACTACAGCTGTATCCCTTTCGGAAGTATCCTCTCTCGAGTATCGCAACTGCAAACTCTATCAATTTTGTAGCGAACGTAATATCCTCGAGTGTCATATCTTTCTCATATGAACGCCCATCTACACCAAGTACAGCAAGCATACGTGGCTGAACCTGACATGATGTATGCAACATGATAAGTATTGCATACAAGGGGAGTTGTGGTGAGTACAGATAGGTCTCAGGATTCTGTCCAGTTTTGAGATCGACGATCTTTACGAGACCGTCTTCTTTTACTACCAAGTCAGGTTTGCCGGTGAGCTCTATACCTTCTCCGAGCTTGACTCGCAGTCTCTTTTCTTGCAATAGTACAGTACGTTCTTTGGATACCCACCATTGTCGTAAGTTATTGACTATAGTAGTATAGTGAGAGGGCACTTTTGTTAGGTCTCCCCTCACTATACTTTCGAACAACGTATGCAGCTCTTTTCCACGTTTTGACGCTGCGGACTCGAACACGAACCTTCCTGAATGAGCAAAAGCAAACTGAACCTCGCACGTCTGTACAAATTCTAGATTTGTCACACGGAGAATCATAACATTGGTACCTCCAAAGTCATAACACTAAATCCTAACGCTTGATATACTCTCATTCTTTTACTAGCCCAACGTGCAGGTAACCTTCCTCGATCTAAGAAATCGAACACTACTCCAATGTTCTTCGAGTCCAGTTTCCTCATTACACGTCCTGCACGTTGTCCCAAACTTATAGGTGTAGTGTCTCGTACGGTGTTGATAATAGCCATTAGTACCGGAATATCCAATCCGGTGTGTCCAATTGTTGTAACGGCACCTATAAGTTTATTCTCTCTTATCTGTTGGAAGACTTTGCCTCTGTCGTTGGAGTTTGCTGTAACGAACGGAATCTGCAAGTGAAAGGCGATCTTCTCGCCTAACTCAAGCCTGTCTACGAATATAAGAAACGGGATCTGTGTATCCCGCAGTTGGGAAGCAATCCAACAGATAGCTTGGATCCTACGACGATCCTTTAAGAGAGCTTCATAGTCTTCTGGGTCAGAAAACGCTGGGTTATTCTTTGTATAATCCAAAAATACTACGCTTACGGGTACGATCCTATCTATCTTATGTGTCGTATAGATCATCTCGGGAGAAAACACTCCTAACACACGAAGATCAGCTTTATCGGATCTACCTACTGGCGTAGCAGAAAACCCCACACGATAGTGTGCTCTGGGAAACAAGTGTGAGACTCTGAAGAATGAGTTTGCACCATAGTAATGTGCTTCATCTGCAAACAGCACCTCAACAGTAGACATCTCTTCCCTTATGTAGTTGAATCTTGCGGCTAGCGTGCCCGCAGTAGATATTACGATTCTTTTGTCCAAGTCAGTTTTTGGCCCCCAGAAGACAACAAAGTCATTGGTATACTCTCTCAAGGTTCTCTCAACCTGATCCAGAACTTCTTTTGCGGGTACGACGATCGCTACCTTCTTATCAATGAATGCACTCACGACGCTGTACATGTAAGTCTTCCCACTACCTGTGGGTAAACATACAATACATCTCTTCTTCTGTTGTATCTGACTCAATACCTCTTGCTGATAGGGTTCTAGCTTGCCTTGTATGGAAGAGATGTCTAGAGTCCAATGAACTCTGTCATCAATAATGTTGAGTGGTATTGTCAAACGTGACTGAACATAAGGAACCAATCCGGTGGGCATTAATTTTTTGGTGGCGGACAAGAGATATTTAGTATCTCTTATCCACCTACCGTACATCATATAATATTGTGTGTAAGAAAGGAGCTCTCTAAGACACGCGAACTCCTCTTCGGTATGGTCTTCGACCTTTGTAAAATTTTCGTCTAGTATATGGAGTACTGCCATACTTCCTCCGTAGGGAGTTAATGTAGTTCTCCAACAACAGAATATTCTCTCTTAAAAGATCTACATCGATCCTCTCCACTTTCTCTGGGATAGCTATCTTTGAGTAGTGCTCAGATATCCTGAACCCCTCTAGTGTGGAAGCTAGACACAGATTAGTATCTAAACTTCCGTTTGTCAAGAATATACATCCTAGCTCGGTGATCCTCTCCAAACCTAACCAATGTTTTCTCAAGCGGAGGTGATCTGCGTACCACATTGCTTCCAGCCGGTTGTAGAACGAAGTAGGAGTAGGTCCACTTCTGTAAGGAATACCGATATGCGTAATCCTGAAGTCTTGGATAAACTTTCTAATCTTTTCGTCAATTGACATATCAGTGGGTACTGATGCTAAGACCAAAACTCTTTGTCCTCTATGTTTCAGAGTCGAGATCTGAGAGGAGTATTCTCCTAGTAGACGGATAGTGTCTTCTAATGAGTCGATTACATCAGGAAGTACCCAACAGTCAGGTTTCAGCACTTCCACCCACCGAAGATATTGGTCGGTGCTGACTTCGATCTTCTCGAACACAGCACGATCAAAGAATATCCTCAGACTAGGGAAGTGCTCTCTAACTGAGAGCCAGTTAGTGTCCATTACTACATCATAATCTAAGATGCTGATCGCTAGTGGAGCGGGCAAATGTCGTTGTAAGTACCTCAGGACTTCGTACTTCATAATTCGGTGATATACAATCATAGCACACCTCTATTTTACCGCTTGTATAAGTTGAAGTCTTGGAGAGAAGTTTACTCTCCAAGAGAGTGCCTCCTCTAGTACTATAGGGGCATTTAGCACATACTCCGTATATGTTTTTGAAATTGGCATAAAGTACACTATCTTCTTTGGGATCTGATGGTGCATAATGAAACTCTTTGTCTCTTGTAAGTTGGTCTCGTCTACAGGGAATTTGTATACCGTATGAGGCCAGTCTGGGGGAAGCGATGTATATAGTTCTCTGTAGTGTACTTTGGGGGAGATGTTGAAGTATACTTTGCCCACCCACTTATTAGGCACTCTCTCTAGTAACGTACCATTGGTCTCTATCTCAACAGAGACTTCTTCGGGAAGTTCAGAAAGCAAGTAATCAATCTCAGCGATATTGAGAAGTGGTTCACCACCAGTTATCACTACATGCTGAGCTTGTGCCTCTTTGAGGTAGGACAAAAGGCGAGGTACATCAATCTCCATATCGATCTTTGTTTTTTGAGGTGTGTCACAAAAAAGACAATTCAGGTTGCACCCTGCAAATCGCACGAAGACACTATAGCGTCCTACCCACTGAACCTCCCCTTGAATGCTAGTGAACAACTCAGACAGTTTGAACATTTTCCTCCTCCTCTGTTGTTCTAGTCTGTTCCATATCCGGAATAAGTACGCGATAAGGAATGGGTCTTGCTAAGGAAGAAAGAACTAATTGTTCAATTAGTTCTTTCTTCTTTCGCAAAAGGAGAGCCGACTCTGTTCTCTTAACAGAGACGTTGTCTAACGTATAGTGTGCAGCAGACTTTCCTACAGCGGGCTCCCAAGCAGAGACGTAGTCTACTCCCTCTTTGTAGTAGTAGATAAATTTGCCTCTTCCACTAGGAGGGGCTACCTTGTTCTTCACGATCTCGAATTGTATAGTCATACGCTTCTCCTCTTTTGAGAAAGTGGACAATTGAATGATCATAGAGGAGTGGAACTTGATAGGAAGCTCCCCCAGATACGTGGTCGAACCTGTCATCGGATCAATCTTTGGTTGTACAACCATAACAAAAGTGACGTTGTTATCTACAAATGTTTTAGGCACTGCTCTAAGGAGTCTCGAGAGCATTCTCGAGTGTGTACCCATAAGCTTCTTCAAACTATCAAAGTCTACTTCCTCTGCTACCTCTGCTGCTAATGGTGTACTACTGATAGTGTCCCAAATAATGAGCAACTTGTCCTCTGGTTTAGCTAGTTTTGCTGCAGAAAGAATGAACTCAGATGCAGTTTCCATAGTGAATCCAACATCTTCTTTGTAAGAAGTGAGGATAGCTACACTCTTAGGGTCAACACCCAGAGACTTTAGTCTCGTGGATTCGTATGTATTTTCTGTGTCAAGTATGATCGTCTTTCCTCCTAACATATGATTACTGCGCGCAAGTAGTATGCTAATAGTACTCTTGCACGTGCTGTATTTTCCTATAATGGAGGTCATTCTGCCTCTAGGTATGCCTCCTACTCCAGTAGCTATGTCGAGAGGAATTATGTTAGTAGGAATGACCTCTTTCACATCTGTTTTGAGGTCGGAGTCAACAGGTGCGATGCCGAGAGTTTCGAATAAATCTGACATCTCGTCCTCCCTTCAAAAAACGCAGTACTTTAGACACGACCTCCATAAGCTGTGGAAGCGACATCTTCTGCGATCTAGGAGAGCATATAAGCATGCTTCTACCACCCCAACCGCCGCCTAACATACTTGCTAAGGAGAGCAGTCCTGTAGGACCAAAAAGGTGAAGGTACTCTTCCGAACGTAGACCTATAGAAATCTTTCTTCCGTCATAAGCAATCACAAGATCTGCGTACATGTAGAAAGAGGAGAATCCTTGAGATCTTTTCGATGGGAAAGCAACTCCTACACGTAGAGGTTCTTCAGCAAAGAGCACGACATTAGGACGATCCAGTACGAACGCGTAGATGTTCTCACTCTTGATCAATCGAAGTAGCTCTCGTACGAGTGGAGTGATGTCGCCGATCAGCCTATATTGAGACAGTATAGCATTAGTGATAGCGATCTTCCAACCTTGTGGATGTTCTGTCTCTATAAACAGAGGTCGTACGCCAACATAAAACGAAACGTCTCTATACTCAACTATCTCCCACAAAGATTGGGGAACATAAATGCCTTGCAGACCCGCAATCGTGAACAACATTTCGCAATCAAAGTGATTGCAAATGTAAGTAACTTTTCTTCTTTTGTGGATACCGAAGAGCTCTGTGAAGGCTCTTCTAACGGGAGGAGGTAGGTCTGCGCTTTCTCCGTGATGATCTAGTGGTGGCTGAATGGGACCTCCTAGTTCGTGCCACTCTAGTGGTACGTAGTGTTTCAGCATCCGCTTTGGGGGTACAGTACAAACTTTGACTCTCATATTCTTCCTCCAGAGATTGGAGATATTTCTGCACTAGTTTTGACTCATAGGATGTACCATACATCCTTACATTTTCTACTCCATAGATTGCAACAATTGTCCTCCACAGTTCTGCAGCAAACCAAAAGTGATGTACCCTACCATTGACTCTCATCAACCCATTCAGATTGCATAAATGGTGAGCGAACTCATGAATAATGCAATCTAAGAAGTGGGGCATACGAGGTGAGGAAATGGGGGAGTCGAGTAGATCGCTGCTTAGTGTTATAGTCCTTTTCTCAATATCATAGCACGCAAGTTCCTTACAGTCTGTCACAATAGAAAGTTTTGGCGTAGGAACGCCAAAGTACGACGATAAATACTTAAGGACTCTGATGACGTTCCTACGCCTAAGAAACTTCTCTAGTCTTCGAGTCACTTCTTCTTGAGAGACTGTAAGATAGACTGTAAGTCAACTTGCGCCTGTGTAGTAATAGTTGGAGTAGGAACATCTTGTTCTGGTGGAGCTGTAACCTCCTTAATCCAGTCTGCAATAGCTTGATACACATCCGGCTTCACAATGTCTTTCAGGTCGTTTAGGATCACCTCTGGAGTAGGTACTCTTTCGTTCTGGAGTGCTTCCTGCAGTGGAGGTAGCTCTTTATACTCTTCGATATACTGAGGTATGGTCCTGAGGTCAAGAATCTTAGAAGGTACTATCTCGTACCTAGTATTCCTACCTTGTCCGGATCTCTGTAGGATGAGGATAGCACCTTTTGCCTCATCCAAGATCTCCGTGTTTGATGCTATAAGATTAAGTTTCCCAGCAATGCTTGGGCCAAACGTAAACAACTTGATTAGGGGGTTGGGATCATCGAGATCTGCGACGTAGATTGCACGCATTTCTCTCGCCCTGAAGTCTGGCAAGTCGAAAGTTTCTGCAATACGACAAACCCAACAATTATCGAGGGCGCACATCATCGAGTACTTCAAGAAGTGGCTCCTGTACGTTAGTACAGGTTTTCCTTTGACTACAACTCGCAAATGGTTTTGCCCAAGCTTTGGGACAAAGTATGACGTTACAGGGCTCACTCTAGTCCCCTCTAAGAACTCTTGTAATACTGACATATTTTAACCTCCTATAAAAGGATCAGTAGTCAACGACTACTTTGCTTGTAACGCTCTGTTGAGAGAAAGAATTGCGTACCCTGCTATGTCCTTCCACGCAGATTCCTCTCCTCTGTCTCCAGCGACAAGTCTACACATCTTATCGAGAACTCTGACTACAGCAACCATATTGTCCCAATCCTTATCGTCCAGCACGTACTGGCCTTGTTCGTTTCTGCGTGACTCATAAAGAATACGTAGCAGCTTCGGAACCGTACCAAATGTGTCACCATAGTACTGACCCTTGTGTCGAAGGAGAGAGCCCAAATCTTCAAGGATCTTTTCCATACTAGTACCTCCTACAATTTTTTGTATAATATAAAATGGAAAGATGTAGGAGGTGGGCTATGTTAAGGATACAGAATTGGTCTCTCTGTGTCGATCAGCTTCTGCAGTGACGACAGTGGATAGAGATTGTTCAGTTCTGTCTCGATTTGCTTGAGCAGCTTTTTGTTTAGTTCTCGATCGTGCGTAGGCGTTCGTAGGAAAGCACACCATCCATCACGCATAGATTGTAGGACTGCAGACCACGTTACTGTTTGTTCTCCTTCTTCTACCGTTGTGCTGATAGTACCCCTACTGTGAATGTGTCGCAAGAAGTCGTGTACGCCAATATAGGTGACCTTAAACATAGACATCCCCCTCCTCTTGTGTGATCTGGTCGAACCTCAACCTATCCCTATGGTCCCAAGGATCACCCGAGGATAAATACACACAGTACGCGTTCTCTTTGTACCTACGGAGTCGATCTCTTAGTAGTGTCTGTTCCCTATATGCATCTGCATCCAAACATAGGTATACTCGAGAGGGGTAGTTAGACAAGTAGCTCTCCACGTGCGGCGATAGCGCTTTTCCAAGCACAGCAACAACATTGAGATATGTGCGACGTACAGCAAACAAATCGAATAGCCCTTCGACTACCACGATCGGCTTTCGTATGTCGATGTACTCTACTCCCCAAAGCCGAGTACCTCGAGACTCATAGATACGATACTTCGGAACGTCGTCCACAATAGCTCTACCAACAATAGCAGTACGAGAGTAGAAGGAGAATACGTACTGTGGAAGTTGCGGACTAGACTTGGGACAAAAGATGAGGATCTCTTGCATAGTTAGTCCACGACTTGACAAATAGCGAATTGCATCTTCTGTAGGATCAATAAATGTTGGCGGGGATGTAGCTGTATAAGGAGTTATACGAATGTCGCTATCAATCATGACGCGTCCACTAGCCCCACATTTAAAACAATGGAACACTTGATTGGCAGTATTCACATAGAGATGTTCCTTGTTATCTCCACAGAAGATGCAATTCGTCCTGAACTCATCCCTCTTGACGAAGCGTCGGTGCTTGATTTGTGATAGTGTGAGGATCATAGCTTCTTGGGTTGAGCAACCACCATCCTGTTCTTACTCTCGTTCAAAAGTGAACCAGCCTTGACGAGAGCATCAAGAGTCCTATCCGTGTCTTCAGACTCGTCTGCTCTTGATATGATCTCTGTCAAGTCGTTCCAAAGTTCGTATACGCTCATACTTCCAAGCGCGGTGTCTTTCCATCCTTTGGGCTGTCTACTCAGTAGTGAGAACATATCGTCACTTGGTAGGCCTGATGACATAAGCTCGTACTTTGATAGAATGAGGTTTGCTTGCTCCGTCCATTTAATGTATTTCGTCTGTACTATAGAGGTTTGCTCGAACATCTTGCTTATTTGATATGCTCTCAATAAGTTGCTACATGTGATAGGTAAGTGCTGAAGTGGAGACAGTTTCTGTCTTACTGCAACAACACTCCATGAAGCTGGAGACTCTGGGCTGAGTAGAGGACTATGTCTGAGAACCTCTACCGACGCCGGAACTCTTGCTGCTCTCCTATAGGAAACGTCTGGCACATAGCTTCGATTGGTGCAAACCATTCGAAGCAGTTCATATGAATAAGAGTACATCCCATCGGAAAGGTCTACATCGTATAGCATCCTGCTTTTGTATATGTCGTTCGGTAGTACTTCCGACTCGAGGCCATCAACTGCGCGTATAAGGTGCATCCCCCTCCGGACGTATCCCGTACGAACTAGCTCATCAACCAGCACATTGACATAACCTGTGTCAAAGTTGTGCTTTGGGAAGCAGAGAATTCTGTCGTTTTCCACTAGAACAGGAAGTTCTAGTTCTGAGAATGATACAGATTGAAACTTCTGAAGTACTTGGTCTAGTGTTCTCAGGTCGAGGTACTTCTTTAGTGTCTCTTTTACCGTAGGCGAAAGAGACGGATACATGTCCACTACTTCTTTCCCGGAAATCGTCTCCCTAATTATCATTTTCCCACCTCCTTAGTCTTTGGTCTTGTTTTTGGTCAACGGTACTACCTTCGTATCAGACGCAAGCACAATTCCTGCAGATTGTGCTGCATACCTAGTACAAAGTTCTTGGTATGCATCAACGTGTGCTTTGCCTGGAACGAACTCGAACACAATCTGCCTCTTGTAGATTGTGACTGCATCTTCCTCTGCACCGGGTGCTAACATCATCAACGAATTGGGAAGCATCGCAGCAGGTTTCCTCATAACGAGAACCTCCTCGTTCTCTTGAATAACTTCACCTATCAGTATGTGGATTCCTACAGCTACACACTTGATCATTGCCACCTCCATTTTTAAGGTTGGAGCTCAACGAGCCCCAATTTGTCGAACTCTTTCCATAAGGTTCGTGGGTCCGGATGAGTCTTTACACATTCAGATATCTCTAACATCTTTTGTAAGCCCTCCACGCTACTGATCTCCATACTAATCATGTTACCTTCTTCATCAAACTCAAATCTCATGCGTGGACTCCAACACTTCAACTCACAGATTTTGTTGAGTCGATACAGAATACGGATGAGCTCTCGACTCCCGACTACGATTGTGCTAGTGCCAGAAAGCACACCAAGGTTGTAATGCTCTCTCACAGTTACGATTGTAGTCGGAAGGTAGTAGTGATACTGTACTAGTCCGTGCGGCTTTCCTCGATACCTATTTCCTTTCTCTACTAACCTTCCCTGCTCGTCGTAGTACTTGTATAACCCATGAGGCTCACCACCAAAGAAGGTGTCCATTATCTCTACTTTTCCGTCTTTCGAGTATACTGTTACCACACCATGAATCTGTCCTCGTACATACGGTGTGACACTCTCCAACGCACCGTTGGGGTAGTACTTTTTCACTTTGCATGTGAGTCCCAGAGTCTCCACTAGCATCTCGACAATGTCTCCGTCCTTACTCTCATCAAGCCGCTTTAATAAAGCATTGAGCTCAATCCGAGCGTGAGCTCCGAATCTCGTAACGAACCATTCTGTACTCATGTTCCTCTCTCTGAGGAATGCACAAGATACAATTGTTCTCATCTTCCTTACCTCCGTAAGTAGTGTTTTTCGACTTCCAATGGAAGCCGACAGCACGAAGCTTGAACAAAAAGATGATGAGTGGGATAAAGTTAGTTTTCTATGGCACCAAGGGCTATCATAAGATAACCTCTCCCCAACACAAGTATCACTCAGCAATGATGTTGATCTACGAAGGGGAGTCAATACTGTTCGATTGTGGACTAGACTGGAAGGACAAGATCGACACATTTAAACCACATCCTAATCTAGTAGTCATTACTCACGAACATCCGGATCATGGTGGTTGCACACTAAGCAACGTGTTACAGGGGAAGGATTTCTCAGCACCTATCGTTAGAGTACCCACAGAGAAGCTGATTACACAAGTAGGCAGTCAAGAGGTCACAATCGTTCCAATACGAGTAAGACATGCTAAGCTCGTTACCATTGCACCAAAAGTCACGATAAGCAACAGAACGCTCGTCTATGCTCCCGATCTTTTGGCCCTTCCTTCGTTAGATGTACTAGAGAACGTACAATTGTATATTGGGGATGGTGCCACAGTGCGACATCCCCTGAGATTTACTAGCGAAGTGGGATATGTTGGACATGCATCGATGTATCAACAAGTGATGTGGTGTCGTATGAAAGGTGTAAAGCGCGTGATCTTTACCCACTTCGGTTCTTGGGCTACTCCAGAAGTGGAACCCACGGTGCTTGCACAGATGCGAAGAGACTTTCCACAATTGACTATTGAGTTTGCTCATGACGGTTGGAGCACGAAGATCCGATGAAGTGGTCTCTTACGAGAGTCCAGAGCACCTGTACACAGTATTGTATGACTCTTGCTCTCTCCTCATCTGATAAGGGCTCGAGATAGGATAGCATAGTTGCTACCGCAATCGAGCGCTTCGGCGCACTATGAACTATGTTTATCAAATCAAATGCGATCGCTACAAGCCTTTCATCTTCCATTGTTCCTCCTAGTTTCTTAATGTACATTAGTGTGAGGAGAGTGATATGCTAGGTCCTCTAATGTCTTTTTCAACTCGAGACCGTTCTCGATCACGGAAAGAATCACATAACTAAGCACTAGGGGGTCCACTCCTTTTACAATCTCTAAGACTTTCTCGTATGCCTCCTCTCTAGCTAGGGGGAGTTCAAAAACACGAGCTAGCGACGAGAAAATCTCTTCTGCTTTATCCTCGTCGTCCTTTGTAAGGTTACACGCTTTAGCCAACTCCTTCTGGAGATGATCAAACCTATACTTACACATATGGCTCCTCCTGTTTTAGTGCGAGAGGTGCTAAGTCCTTTACTTGATTGCTACAACAACTAGGACACACGATAGGACTGCTCCATCTCTCTTCCATCAACGAAGGCACGTAGTTGAACACTTGATCGCAGTTTAGACACAACTTTGCCTTCCACAAAGGTATGTAGAGTTGCTCCTCCATCCTGTTGTTTGTTAGCGAACCTACTAGCCTAAACAATATCCTCTCAACAACAATAGGCGATAGCTTTGCTTGAGGACCCAACTCTTCGTACAACAGTCTCGCCAATATTGTGCGAAGGTGAGTGAATAAGTTTTGGTCTTGCAAGATCAATTTTTGTGTCTCCTCTAGCAACTTCCTAGGCTTCATCCAAACCTCCTACTTAAGTTTCTGGGCTTGTTCCACAAGCTCAGAAATTAGTTGTTCGAGCCCCAACTCTAGGAGCTGAGGAAATGTTGGATCTTTGATGTCTGAAAGATCATACCAAGTAGGACCAACTTTCGGATCTGACAGGAGGAACATTCCTTCCCTCTCCAACTCCATAATCTTTTTCATTACTGCAGCTGCAATCAATGCCAGTTCCTCTCTGACTATAGTGTAGATCGCATCATGGATAGTAAACAGAATACGCCACTTCAGATGCCCCACCACTTTCATCACTTCATGTAAGTCGATCGCGGATAGATGACAATAGATTGCTACCTCAGATTGGAAAGGGAAGTTCAACGCTTGTCTAGCAAAAGACTGTGCAAACTCTTTTGTCCACAAAGGAAATCTTCTGATAGCGCCAAACCGATTAACGAGTCTCCTCTCTGTTCTCGCTTTCTGCACAAAGACTTCCATCATTCGGAACAGTCTAGGGTAGGTTTGCTTGATCCCTTTCACGAGTTGTGCTGCTTCCTCCAATGTCAAACCGAAGTCTCTAGAGATCGCATACTCTGTACCTCCGTATTGTAAGCAGAACCATGCGAGCTTTGCGTTCGTCCGTTGAGTCTTAGTTACTTGGTCCTCCGGTATGTTATAAATCCTAGAGGCTGTATAGCGATGCTGGTCTAACTCTGGATTCAACACGAACTCGATAATCTTCTCCTCTCCAGTAACTCTGGCTGCATGGAACGCCTCTGCTGATTGAAAGTCTGCACCAAGTATAACATATTTGGGAGGAGCATATATGAGTTTCTGTATGACAGAGTCTCGGGGTATGTTGTGAATGTTGGGTTCCTCTGTATTGATCCTATAGGTCTTGGACGCGTGCAATCTGAACGAAGGAGAGACAGATACCACTCCGGTGTACTTGTTGACATACAGTGTTTTTGACAGTTGTCGGATGTATGTGTCCCTCAACTTCTGCAGCTCTCGCACTTTGAGCAATTGCGTAGACAGCTCCTTTACCTTCTCAATAGGATGCGAAGTAAGAGACTTGAGCACATCTTTGGTAAGAGACATTGCTCCAGTCCTTTCCGTCTTTCCTGTTTGCTCCTCCGTCACTCCCCACGTCCGAAGTATCTGCTCGAGCTCCCTAGTAGACCTATAGTTGAATCTCGCTCCTACTATCTGGTATAGTCTCTCTTCTTCCTCTGGAATATTCAACTCTTTTTCCACTTCCATCATTCGTGCGGCATCGATCGGTATCCCATACACGTTGTCGGTGAATACATGCACGAGAGGAAGCATAACACGTTTGAAGAATGTCTCTCCGTTCTCAGGCGTGAGCTGCTGTTGTTGTAGTAAAAACAAATGATAAGTATAAAAAGTATCCATAGCGTTGTAGAAGTATAACTCGTCGATCTGTTCAGGTGTAAGTGCTTCTCTCAGAGAAGTCTTCTGTTGCTTTACGAACACTTCGTCCCACGAGAAACTCAACTGTTTATATGGTGGAGCGTTCAAGAAACGGGTGGCTAGATGACCCAACCCAAGTTCAGACTCCTCATCCAATACGTGCTGTACCAACATAGTATCCCACATACACTTCAACTGCAATCCAGTATGGTAGTTTAGAATCTTTAGATCGAACTCGGCGTTGTGGCAGATTATCTTCCCATCTGCTTCCTTTAACACATCAATACACTTCTCAATACCCCCTACTCCTTCGACATCAATCGTGTACACTCTCTCGTCAGTTCCTATAGAGATAGTCAATACTGTGGAATAAATCCTTCTGTCTGCAGTCTCGATGTCGAGTGCTACATATGGTTGTTGTTTGATCCAATCCAATACCTCTTCTAAATCTTCCTTACGAGTCACAACCTTATGTTTCTCTCGTGGGAATGTTAGTTGTTGAGACCCATGTTTGAAATCTCTTAACTTCTGTACGTGCTCTCGAAACTGCCTCTCCAACCAAGGCGATCTATTCCGAAGAATGCTAGCTGGATGTCTCAAGACAAAGACATCTTCTATTTGTGTTCCTACGTAATCGTCAATCCTGAATGTCTTTAGTGAAGTGAGTGCTCTAGTAGCTACCTTACCTACAGCCACCTTAAGTCCTTGTACTTGAGCCAACTCCACTTTCAGAAACACTGAGCAAGACTGTACTTGTTCTGTCGTTGGTTCCGCATCACGAGGAGGTCTGCACTTAACCGTGTTAGTAATGTAGCAACTCTCTCTGAGCACTCCGATTTCTGAGAGCCTAGAGAAGAGGTACTGGCCCGCAGGGCCTATGAATGGTTTGCCTTGCTTCACCTCTTCCGCTCCAGGCGCCTGTCCTACGATCACTAGTTCACAATTCTCTAGTGCACCATCACTTGGTACAAAAGTGTCCTCTTTGTGGAGAGAGCACGCAGAGCAGATACCGTCTACTAACGCTTTACACCATTGGACGTAAGACCAAAACGTAGATTCATGTAGAGCCGACAAAACCCAACTTAAATTTGGGTTATACGAAAGTAAAACGTGGGTAATAACCGTATCACTCAGGAGTTTTATATTGAATGGCATGTCTGAAGGTAAATGTTGCATGTCTACAGCAGTAAGTAGTCTCATAGGTGTCCCAAAGTATGCGTTCAGCAATAGTCTACCCACGCTGACTTCTCCGATCTTTGTATGTGGATGATATGTGAAAAGTTCGTGTGGAGCATACACATCAACTTGAGGCTCTCGTACCTCGAGAGCGATGAACCAAAATACCTTTCTCATTTCAACACCTCTTCGCAATACTTCTCTAATCCTGCCAACAACCTCTTCAAAGTAGCAGGTTCTACTTTTAACAACTTACAAAGGTCGTTGAAGTCACTCTTTGGATGTAAGAAATCCAACAACACAAACAGTTGCTTTTGTTTGGGGGACAACAGTACACTACTTAGGACGAGGTTTCGCAACTCTCGTCTTAGGACTCTTATATAGGGATCGTCTTCCAACGAACCACTCGCCTCAATATGTATTTCTAATGGACATTCCTCGTACGAAGATCTACTCTGAGCAAGCAGCTTCTGTCTCTCGTTGAGCACCTCCTTACGTGCCCAAGCTACAGCTCTATATACAAAGTCCGGCCCCTCGTGGAAGTCTAGTTCGTATAGCAGTTTTGAGATTCCTAGTAGAGCCACTCCAATTGCCTCATCAAACTGAAGTGGCGACAACATAGACTTTTTTTGTAAATGTTTCACTACTCTTGTTGCTAATCCTACGTAGTCCATCGCTTCTCCGTAAGGTCGTAGATACGAGCGCCCGACGGAATGAGGTCGGGGTCGTGTGTTACCATAAGGATAGACACGTGAGGCATTTCCTTCACTATCTCCTCTAGCAATGACGCGATGAGTGGTTTGTAATTCCTAGATAGAAACCTAAATGGCTCATCAAGAACCAATAGAGGAGTTCTCGATCCCATACTCCACAATCCTAATCTCAACCCAGCTGCCACAACGTCAATTACTCCGCCTCCTAACTCGAATCTGGGCTCAAACTGTTCTCCTTCTTTGGTAATCTTCAGCTGGCAGGTAGCGTTCTCCGTGCTGACCTCAACAGAGAACTTAAGATGAGGATCTATGACCTCCAGTAGAGAGTTCACTAACTGTGCCACTTGTGCGAGCACCCCCTCTACTCTCTTCGCTCGATACGCTTTGCAGTAGTCGAGAGTCTCTTGTAGAAGAGCACATCTCTGTGCTGTCTTATCAATCTCGCGCTGTACTTCTTGTAGAGAAGTTTGTAAATGTTCATATAGAGTGAGTACTTCGGTAGGTGTCATCTTTATACTCCTCTCTCAAACAATTTCTGCAACCGCTCGTACTCTGCCTCGAGTGCCTCTATCTCAGCCTTAAGCGCGTTCAGATCCACAGTTCCTTGTATTTTCTCCAACTCCTCCTGTATGTTCTTTACGCCGAGCCTAGCCAACTCTTTCTCGATCATGGATATTTCGGTATTGATCTGGTCAATAGAATATCTCATCTCACTTACCTCCTTAATGAGTTCACGAATTCCTCCAAGATAGGTCTCAACCTCTCTGGAGCTTGATCTAGCAGACCTTGCAATACGTCAGTATGTTGTTGAGTGAGAGAACGAATAAGATGTGCGATATCGAGAGTACTTTCTGTAGATGTAGTAGAGACGAACGGATGCTCTGATTGAGGGAGGGGAGTTACTTCTATTTGTTTCGTTTCTGTATCAAAAATCACAACGTTAGAGATGATATCCTCGTCTCTTCTGCATCTGAATACTACACCTGGATTTATCACGTTACCTCTGCGGAAGGGCAAATGAAAGTGGCCAACAATTACTAGATCGTAGTCTCTAGCCGAAGGTTGATACCTAACCGACTCACCCATATACTCATACTCAGCGGAAGGGACTACGAGTTCATGCATTACATAAATATTGTACTTTCCAGGTATAGCAGCAGGTACGACCTTGCTACCCCAATCAACTCCCCAAACGATTACATCATCCACTTGAAGAACATCTAGATGTCTCAGCGTTGGAATGAGTGAGATGATATTCTCTGACTCGGTGACTAAGTCGTGGTTGCCGACAATCGTATACAACGGCTTTTGCAAGGTTCTCAAGTGGTTGATTGCATACAGTAGTGTGTATACCGTAAGGGGGCGCTGTGTGCAGATGTCTCCTGTACAGACTATGGCTTCGACATCGAGACTGTTTAACCATGTCAGTTTCTTCTGTATAACGCCATCCCAATCTTCTTCAATCCTAGAGACGGGTCGTTGCTGTATATGGAGATCACCGATGAATGCTATCTTCATGATTGTCCTCCGCAAATGGACTCATTTAGAGGACGCCCGCAGGTGGGACATCTTTCTAATCTCGTAAGAGCTAGATAACGTTGACCTAACTCCCATACTCTTTGTGTTCTAAGAGCAAAGTACAAAGAACGCAATACACCATATTTGTATAGAATAACTACACTCCTCCGCTGCCTCATCCGCTGTAGTATGTACAATCTGTATACCTCAACTATGCTTCTCCACTTCCTCATCTCCCACAGAATGTGCAATCTGTATACCTCAACTATGCTCCTCTGTTGTCTCATCCGCTGTAGTATGTGCAATCTGTATAACAACACTCGTTTCTGCCATTGTGATAAACGAGCTCTCAATTTGTATAAGTATGAGAGTCTGATTAGTAGGGAGGTAACTAACAGTTCCCTCAATTGCATAGCTAGTTTGTACTGCAACAAGCGTGCAACACAATACAAGCCTAGTAGACGTCTAGAGATATCTACCAGTGGCTCTAGTGTAGCAAGTTTGTTTCTAAGATACTGTTCCCTTGACTGAAGAGACTCTAGACTCTGTTTACACTGATAACACTCTTTCTGTACGAGCTCGATGATCTTGAGGAGTTTTTCAAATTCGAGCTCCTCACTTACCTTTCTATAGATATTGGTTGGAGTGTCCGTAATTAGGAATGGAGGATCAAATTGCCCCTGTATAGTTGCTAGTCTCGTTAGTTCTTCAGGTACGACGTTCCCCATTCTAGGATAGATCACATCCCCTACCTTCACAGAGATTCCTGAAGGTGAGAACTCTCGCTGATACACTTTTTCGTCCATCTCGAGACTGACAACCATCTGCTTTTCTCCTCTAGTCACTAGTCTGTTGGCTCCTACGGACAGTTGTCCTGTTAGGAAACCAAGAGCACGTACCACCGCACTTTTACCTACATTACTAGGACCTACAAGTACAGTGACCTTCCCTAACTCAAGAGACAAATGTCTATGACATTGGAAGTTCTTGAGTGTTAGCTTCATTTTTCCTCCTTCTCCTCGAACCTATTCAACGCTTCTTCTAAGTCTGTTAGAGATCCATGAGCCTCTACGATATCTATCATACCCTCCGTACTCATCTCCTCAAGAGTTGCTTCGATTTCGTACACTATTGTACCATAGTCGAAGTTCTTTTCGATCCACTGCTCAACCTCGTCTCTATGGCTTTTTACATAAGAATGTAGGTCCGAACTCAATATATCGATCACCTCCTTCAACGAGAGCTTACTTACGATCTCCTCTGCTAGGCCAGTTACTCCGTTATCGTAGTATCCCTCCGCTTCTTCTATCTCGTCTGGAGTAGTGTAATCCTCGATGTTCTCTCGTACATACTTTACTAACGTGTTGTAAGCCCAATCTTCCCCCATCAGACTATCTACAAACTCTAGGTAGTCATTCTTCCGTCTGAACTCAGCAGACCATCCGAACGCAGGGGCATACGTGTTGTCTATCATCGCAGGTAGGGTGTAGTGGCGAATGAAGTCGTACTTCTCACGAAGAAGTGCACCTTCAACAATACGTAGTACTTCCTCGTCTCCTTTCGAGAGAGCTCTCTCCAGACGCGCTTCTAGAGACCTAGACATATTCTCCTCCATCAAAAAATATTGTTGTAACCTCCAAGGGGGCTAACACAACGATCTATGTCAAAGTTAAAAATATATGTATTAGTAAACTCTGCTAATGCGACGAATGCAAGCAGTAGGCTAATGTTAATGTGAAATACAACGGTGCCCGTAGCACTCGGATTGTGCCTTTAGCAAGTCTGTAAATTCAGAGACGTAGACGACTACTTCTGCGGGTTTTGCTTCTGATTCTTTTAGTTTCCCCCTCTGCGTCCTTCTTCAGTTCCTTTACGTCACGCTTTAGTTTTTTTCTCATCTCCCAACGAAGATCTCAGCACCAATCCACTAAACAATCCTTTCACACCACGTCCAAAGATGTAGAGCGCTAGTATTATGGGTGCTAACAACAGACGAAGAAAGTCTCCAATACTTGCTGGTCCTTCAGCTCCCTCCTTGCCCTTTAGGCCAACAAAGAATGTTTTGATCGCTCTCCAATAGGCTACTGCGTACAGCTTTACCTTTCCAAAGAAACCTTCGTATCCTTCCTTCTCCCTGTTTTCGTCCACAAATCTCTGGAATGCCTCTCTCATCAGACGCATACGTACACGTATAAACTCCAACAGTTTGCGCGTTTGATCGAAAATAAGTTTTAGCGGAGACACAAACCCACGCCTGTATTCCCCCGGACTCTCCTTTCCTGCAGCCTTAGCCGCTTCCTCTTGTCTCTTAGCTAAATCTGCGAGAGCGTTCTGTGCTCCTTGGGCGAACTTAGTAAGCTGACTCTCTAGCCAAGTGGACACAGTTTCGCTCACAACCCCTAGCACAAAGGCAAAGAATACGATTAGTCCCACGCAAAAGAGGAGTACGCGTAGTACGCCCCCACTCAAGAGAGACTTAAACAGCGAGACGATCCTGCTCCAAAAACTACCTCCGGCGCGTATTTCTGGAACACCCATCTCCTCATCTTCCTGCTCGAGTAGCTCTGCCTCAAGCTTAACAGCCCCCGCAGGAATAGAGAGCTGGGTACTAGCCGCAGGATCAACAACAGTGATCTTGTCTGCGGGCGTTCTAGCAACAACGTGTATAGCTGCGTCCATAGCCTTGTCAATGAGCTTTCCAACTCCGGCGACAGCTGCCGCTTCCGCAGCAGCGCTACCTATCTCTCCTCTCTCACCTGTTATATAACCAATACCTGCTTTAACCACACCTCGACCTATTACGCGTCTAACACCACCTTTAGCGAGGTCCTTGAGCTTTCTTAGTAAAGTTAGAGCTCGAGATTTAACAGGTCCACGTGGTGTAGCTTCCTCAAGTAACAATGCAGAATAAGTCATGCAAATACCTCCTAGCCCTGTTTAACTGTTCTAGAATTTGTTCACTTGAAAGTGAAGTCTCTAGGCGAGAGTACTTTGTCCTTTTGTAGAGCAGACAGTACTCTTTGTACTATAGGCTTAGACGCCCGAGCCTTCATTGCTAGGCTTGAGAGCGCTACTTCTTTTGGACCTACAAGCTTTCCCGACTTCAAAGAAGAAGCAATATAAACATTTGAGATTTGAAGGATGAATATGAGGAGAAAGAACGCACCTAACTTATAGCCTACTGTATATGTGCCTTCACTCTGTGTAATCCATTTATAGAGTTCGTCTCTCAGAGCTCTACTTCTCCTGATAGACTTAGTGAGATACTTCTCTTTCAAAGCTCCTTCTTGTTGTGTTAACATAACATCTCTCTCCAACAATTCGACTGCTGCCCTCTTAACTAGTAACTTCTCTAATAGATCGCCATGACTCGAGAGAAAGGATCCTGTAGCAGCTCCTACGCTTATACATACTACTAAAATGAGTAAGAGTTTGCTAAGCTTAGTGGACTCTAGAGCTAGTATAATGATCACGCATTCGATCAAGATAGCTGCTAACCAAGCAAACACTACATTTGGCTCTAGCAACCTTAGAAATTGTTGAGAGTGAAATGCAATGAAAGTGCTAATTCCTACGACCGTAAGTGCCTTAAAGAGTCTCATCATATCCATCACCTATAAAAATCTCTAAGCCCCCCTCATCGGAAGGCTTAGAGATGTGAGGTGCTATCCCGTCACTTATGATGTGATATCCAGTCTTGCAAGTCCCTGTGGCCTGAAGAGTCTCTTTGCGTACCTGGTCATGAATGTGAGGCTCGGCACGTTCATCATCGGCCAAGGATAGATTGAAGTAGGTATGTACGGCATGTAAGCGTAGACGGCGGCTGCAGGCTCCTGAGGCTTCAGGATGACGAGCATGTGAGAATCTGGCATGAGCTGAGTCACAAGTACCTTATATGCGTTGGAGAACTCTCCAATAGCATAAGGTGTTGTACCAGCAAGCACACCAGTTGTGAGATCTCCTAACTTGCTGTACTCGCCTGTGCTCTGGAGAATAGCAACATTCTTAGGACTTGTGATGATGATGTTACCAGGAGCGATAGCAGTCTTGTGGTAGATCTGTCCAGCAAGGTAGTTGATCTGTACCACTATGTTTTCATACCACTGTTTTGGACCGAATGCGAAGTTAGCAGGTGGTGTAGTTGAGAAGGAAGCTTGTGTTGCGTAGGCTGAGCTTGCACCAGTTGTAAGATCGTTTAGTATCTCCCTATCAACATCTGTAGCTATCTGAGCACCAAGAAGTGAAAGCAACTGTGACTGAGCGTCAATATCAAACAGAGCTTTCACGTCTTGCTCGAACTCAGGTGACCATCTGATGTTGAGTTTTCTTGCTACAGCTGCAATCTGATATGGCTCCAACTTAAGTTCTACAGTTGTAAGTTGATCGGGGGCATTGGACTCCACTGTAAGTGTACCGGTGAAGTAGACACCAGTAGTATCTCCATTTACCGCTAGGATGTCAACCTGTCCAGTGTCGTAGTTAACTTTTACTATAATCCTATCGGTGTTTCCACTAGTAGGATAGGTTACGGAGAACTCAGCTGAGCCTGTGAGAGTATCTGGCTGAACATTGACGGCTACTGTATCAGTGCCGTCTGTTACACTTACGACTGTAAGGTCCCTCTGGAGAGAGCCAGAAGTGTATCCCGCAAGAGTAATCAGGTTTCCAGAACCCTGACCACCAGTCAGTGTAATTACTGTCGATGCAGGGATCATGGGACCTGTAGAAGCTGTACCACTGTAGTCAGGAAGCTCTGTCATTGATCCATCTGGCTTCTTAGCAACGGCTCTTAAGAAGTATCTTACGATGAAGGGCCTCTCCATTGGATCAACGCTAACAGCCTCTCTTGCCACGAGTCTCGGGAAGAAGATCCTCAGAAGTGGAAGAAGAAGTGAGTTGTAAGCGCTATAGGCTGTCGTGAAGTTTGATTCCGTAAGAACTGTCTCCCTCAAGTTTTGTGCTAATTTCTTAAATACTATCTCATCCTTTGGAGAGAGTCCTTGAGAAAGAGCATCCACATATGTGTTGAATGTCTCGTCGCTCTCAAGAGCTGCTCTAAACTCCTTTACAGGATGAATACCATAGCTTTCCTGAACGACAGCGTAGGTGTCCTTCAGTAAGCTCTTGACGTCGAACTCAGACAGGATTTGCATCTACAATTACCTCCTTTGAAAGATTTGAGTTTTTAAAGAGAACTCCATTCCAATGACTTCCATTCTGAATGAATTGTTCATGAGAGGTATAACATAACACACAGCACCCCCGAGGAGTGGAGGGAGTTGCTTAGATTCTTACTATCTTTTAATTATCTCCTCTTTCTAGAAAGAAGTTGAAGTTCATTTCTCAAAGTCAGAATGAACTTCAACTCTTCTATGGTCTCTCTATTAGACACTCCACATACATCGCCTATACAAAAGACGCTCTCCGAAACAATCTCTTTGAGGAGGGCTTTCTCATGGGAGGGTTTACTCACAGCATCATATGCGACCACTAGAATTGGCTTCTTAACAACTTTTACACCACTAGGGCCTTCCTGCACTTGTCCTAACGCCCTTAGAGAGAACCCAATAGGTACTCTATCTTTTATCAGAGCAGTTAGGATTTGTCCATTAGGAGTAGCTAACGTCTCACCTTGTCCCCAAACTTCTTTGCCTTGGAACCAGATCCTCGTGAACACATGAGAAGCTTCCTTGAAAAGAACAGTAGCTTGCCTAGACATATCAGAAGTCATAGCTGGGTGATCTAACTCTCCTAAAAAAGCACGTTGCTCAACTCTATCTCTTACAGCTTCGATAGCCTCTTGCAAGTCTTGTTTGGGATAGATTCTCTTGTTTCTGTTGGTTTCGTCACATGTTTGGAGGATAGCACGAAAGTGTATCTTCCAACGTCCATCTTCCTTTTGCTCACGCAAAAGCTCAGGAGTAGTAACGGAGGTGACCTCTTGTATTAGAAACATTACTAGCTTACCTCCAACTTGATCTTTGTGACTAAGTCTTTAGTAGCTTGTTCCAGCCCCTGTATAATATCATCTAGCTCCTTTTCATTATAGAGAGGTGAGTTATCAACTGTTAGTGTCCATAGATCAAGTAAGTCTCTCATCTGTGACTCATACTCCGTATCCAAGTGGAGACGTGAGATGTACGCTCTGATACTCGCAAAGTATCTTTTCAGTTGGAGAAGTCTATTTGCTTGATCAGGTCTCATTAGAATTCAACCTCCTCTACACCTGCAGCTTCTCCCTCTCCTTCCGCTGCTTCTGCTTTTACTTTCGTCGATGCAGCCTTTTCAAGCTTGCTCGTACGAATGAGGTCGTCAAGCTCTTGTGGAGAAATGAGATGCGTGAGATAACGTCTAGCGAACTTCTTCTTATCTACCTCAGGAACGAGATTTGAAAGGCTCTCGACTACAGTTTGGATAGAAGCAAACAATTCCTGATAGATAGCAATCTGAATAGCAATAGGTGGTTTCAGTGTAATAGTTGTGTTGTGTATTTTCGACAACATATTTGGATCGGTAAGAGCACAGATCTTCTTTACTAGAGAAGTAAGGTGGTGTGTAAACACTTTTTGCAGTTTCACTATAGTACGTGCAAACTTCACGTTTTCCTGAGCTAATGTGAACTTTGATTCGGGGGTGTCCTCCTGCACAAGATAAATTGCAGGAATACCTGTACCACTTACCAACTTCTTTCTCAAGTACTCTATGTCCTCAATTTTTGCAGTCAACTCTCCTCCAGGTATACTCTCGATGGTAAAGAACTCCCTTCCATCTTTGGTTGGCACGTAATAGTCCTCAAATAAGGAGAGCTCAGAGATCAATGTGTCTACACTAACAGGATCTTGGAGGAATACTTCCTTTTGTTTGGTCTTCCTAATAACCTTCTCGATGTAACCAGTGACGTCCCTCTCTTCGCCTACCTCCACTTTAAAGATTCGTCTCTCAGGAGCTCTAGTCAATCTATAGATAGCAAGAGAATGTTCTAATACTGCTAACAACCTCCCAATAATTAGATTGTTGGAAAATATGGATTCACCATATGGATAATGTTTTGCAGACGGTATACGAAAGTACTCCATCCTCTCTGGTGGGACGAAGTATACACTCGCTTCTAGATGCTTTGATACTGCGTAATTCGTCACCAAAGCAGCGAGGTCGTCGAACAAATGAGGACTATCCTTTACTGCAGCCTCTAACTCTGGTTTCTTAGACAACAAGTACTCTACAACCCTTCTTACTATTTCCTCGTTTTGCTTGACATCTGGGATTGGAGAGCTCGTACTCAATGTATATGCTGAAGGTGACGTATAAGGTCTCACTACAACGTAGCCCAATACCATATCTTGATAGATCAGCGGTACAACTCTATCAGGTTCCCAAAACAGTAACAATAGTGTCTTCCTCTGTTCTTCCTCTTCTGTCAAGACATGTTCATTCTGCTGTATGAACGACTCCATCACTACCTTCTTGTTGGCGATCTCTTTCCTAATTACTAGCTCCTCTCTCAGATTGCCCCAGTCTAGAGCTGCTTCCCTTAGTTCTACAAAGAAATCGCCATACAACAGAGTCTTACCTACTAGAATGGGTATCTTCTCCTCTAAATTGTATTTCTTAAGGAGGTCGCTTACATAGTTAACTGCAGCAGAATCATCTGTAGGACTATAAACGACAAGTGACTCCTTAAGATAATCATCAGGTGACAGTACGTCATCCATGTATACTGATAGTGCTTGTCCAAGCTCAGGTAGTCTACTCAACAACTCTCTTATCAGTCTGTACCTTTCTAGCCTCTCTCTTTCTACAGTTACACCTTGCAAGAGAGAGTTTAGCGTTGACAAAGTAGAGCTTGTTTTACCATTGAGTGTTGACGAGAGCGAGCTAAAGACTCTCATCAACGTCTCAGTTTTCACAGATCCAAAATCGATGACACTAGCGCCAAGATCGGCAAGAGCTTTCTCAATCTCCTCACTAGTAGGAGACTGTTTTAGCACCAACTTTCTGAGTGTTTTAAGATCCATAGCTCTCCTTATGTGGTCGTCTTAGTTGACGTAGTGAGTAAAGGTGTAACACGCACGTCAAACTCTTTGCTTATGAGCGCTATTAGGCCTTGAGGAGAAAAGTAATGCAACAGGATACGCTTTTGAAATGGACTTATGTAAGATAGTACCGATTGTACAAATACTTGTCTGTATTTTGTTAAGTGTTGTGCTTCCACTCCTGCGGCCGTCAGTAGTGGAGTAAGTTCATGTACTACAAAGGTGTTCCATGCTCTATCACAAGTAAACACTAAGACTTTTAAGTATTTCTCTGCTACCAAGCCATAAATGAGCACTCTAGCGAGATACCAAAAAATAAAACAAAAGGCACATATACCCAATCCAATGAAAACAAGCACCCCTTCACCTCCTATCACGTACTCGTGACATCCAGAGAACAGATAGCGTTACGGGAATTGTGTCAAAGTCTAAAACTCAAAAAGCTCGTCTTCTCTTACTTCCTCTTCTTCTTCCTCTGGTATCTCCTCTTCGGGCTCTTCAAACTCCTCTTCTTCTTCCTCTGGTATCTCCTCTTCGGGCTCTTCAAGCTCCTCCTCTTCTTCCTCTGGCATCTCCTCCTCTTCTTCCTCTTCCTCAGGACACTGCTCTGTGAGAATGCTCTCGAAAAGCTGAGACCCTATAACGAAGCCAACGTCGAGATCCTCAATACCCTCGTTCTCTGTTTCAGCTTCGTCGCCCTCGAACAGTGACCAGTCGAGGATACTCTCGTCGCCGTTAAGAGAAGAAAGCAAGTCGAAAGAGCTCTCAAGTACCTGCTCCTCATCCAGAGAAAGAGACTTGAGCCTATCACCTTTCATGAATGGATTCTTCTTCACGATCGACTCAGGCTCTTCGGTGTCGAATGTTTTGAGGCTTTCAAGGATTTCGTCAATTGTCATGCGACTCCTCCTTTAGATAGATTACTACTTCTATTGTTCTCCATCCTCTTAATTTTGCTAATCACCCCACTCGGAGTTTCGATGCTGTTATACACCTCTCCGACCGCACCCACTACTTCTGACTAGGACTCTGTCCTTCAGCCACTTGATTTGACTCGAGCCCACTAGAGTCAAGCGCTAATACACCACACAAGTATCGACTGTTCAGCACCAAAAGATCGCTCGAGGTTCTAAAGACAACAAATTGGTATCTCGCACTAGCTTCCTCCAACTGAGTTAGTAAGGAGGAGATTTGGGTGTTTGTATCCGAAGAGAGGACAATTTTGTGAGTATATAATTGAATGATAATCTTAAACGTTGAGTTCCGCTTCGTAGTATCGTCAAATATATGGAGAGCCTCTATACGGCTATCATTTGGAGTCCAGAAGAAGGCGTGTGGAGGAAACTGGAGGTGGTGCATATCTGTAGGTGCAGGTATCTCAGACAGTGTACCTTTCGAGGTAAACTCTAGGGGCCTTGGAACTTCATGAAGAAAGCATCTAATAGTTACCATGTACCCTCCGGTGCAAAAAGAGCTTTTGATGGAGGAGAAGGAAGCGATATTGCAAGAGTGACTCCCCCACCTCTAGCTTGCTGTTGTAACTGTGTTAGTTTCAGAAGTACATCCTGTATTCCTTCACTCACACCTTCTTTTATTACATTCACCAGATCCTTCCGATCTTTCAGACCAAGGATAGGAATAGCTTCCACACGTTGTATAGGAAGTGGAGCAACAGTAGCTTCTGCTTGACTTGGTCCAAAAAGTTTTTTGCCCAACTTATACAGCAATGGAAGTCCTGCTCCTACTCCTGCACCAATCAAGGTACCAACCCCAGGAATCATTGAGCCTATTGCTGCCCCCGTAAGGGCACCACTTAATACACCCTTTGCTTCCCCTATAGTACCTTCGTCTGGAAGTAGTAGGTCTGTAGCTGCTAAACCAAGACCTGCGAGTCCTCCACCCTTTAGTACTGACCTTGCTACTCTCGTAACTCTTGGTAATGTACGTCCAAAAGTACCACTTATGCGTGTAAGAGCCTTTGGGGTTGTAGTAAGCGGTGGCGTTACTGGTGCGGAAGGAGCTGCAGTTGGTGGACCTCCTTTTTCTCTTTTAAACATTCCCCCAATCTTCCCCATTGCGCCACGTGCAACTCTGTACGTAGTCCGTATGCCTCTAGAGACACGTCCTAAAGTGCCAAAGGTTAAGCCAGCAGCTAACGCATAAGGAACTAACTCACCAAGAAATCCGCCTACTCTCTCAAAGACTCCTCCCTCACCACTTAGCAGACGAGAAAGCTGGTCAGGTAGATTAACTACAAAAGACACTAACTTCTTGATAGCGCCACCAAGCAGTTCGAACACCTTTGATCCTAACTCTTT